TGTGATTGATTTCTGCCCACTTACAGGCAAAGCCGATGCGTTTGATAGTGTTTGTCATAGTATCCACTCTATCATTATCTTGAGTCATTGTCAAGCACTTTCTCAAAAGTCAAACAATCCCATTCCAGTTACTTCTTCTACGGGTTCAAATGTAGGATCCTTAGTCAGCCAAGTTTCCTTGTCAGTGTAGATGATTCTAAACTTATGTTTATTAGACAACACAGACCTAACATCGTCAATACAGATAATGTTGCGCTTCAAACTTTTGATAAAGTCACTATATTTAACAGTGGTTTCATTACAAATCTTAGCTGTATTGTTGTTTGATTTCTTAGATTCAAACTCATTGAAACAATGATTCCACTTATGAAACGCTGCATCCTCATGAATCTTGAAATGATTCACTGAAACATATGCAGTATACCAGTCTTTTGCCGTAGGATATCTCTCATAGACAAACTTGATATCCTCAACCATATGCTTTTTACTGGTAGTGAAGAACTGTGTGCTGGGGAAGTTCTGCGTCCAGCGTTGATTCTCAAGCGCAAACGTAGGTAGCTGAATCATCTGTTCAAGAAATGCAATGCCATAGCTTTCTACAGTGCTAGGGTTGAATGCTACACGGCAGCTTGTGATGAAGTCTACCTTCTCTTCTCCAATGACACTGACAGCAATCTTGTAGTCAACTCCGATCTTCTTCAATCGTTCTTCAAACTTCTTAGCACCATTAGCACTTGTCATTACACGAGCAGGTAGCTTAGTCTGTTCAATCAAGTCAAGATAGAGTTCAGGATTCTTACCTTCTTCCCAACGTCCAATAAACAATACTCCCTCGCGAGGCTTGTCATATTCTTGTAACAAGCCTTTTTCGGGAAGGGGAATAGGAAGATGAACCGCATTGTCAAAATGCAATTTATTGAACGTACTTTGTGTGCCGATAGTGATGTTATCCATCTTTAATTGTAAACGCATCATTTCGTTTACACTGTCAAGAAATGGATTCTTAGTATTTTTGAAGATTTGACTTTCTAGATGAGTGTATGCAATAGTCTGAATATAATCTGACAATCCAAGCGTAGAGATTACCTGAATAGTTTCATAGGTATTGCACACAAATGCATCGTAAATATTCGTAGTTAATGCCTTGATCGTAGCGTCACGAAAGTTAGCCATACGCTCATAGCAGTAACTATCCTCATACATAAAGATAGCACTATGATCGGTATAGCGCATTGGATTGCTAGGGTAGATGATATTTGCTTTGAGTTCTTTGATAAACTCATCAGCTACACCCTGAGGACTCTTATCTGTGATAATATCTACATATATTCCATGTGTGTTCATCAAGTCACAAAAACTCTTTGTGAACTGACCGATACCACCATGTGGAATCAATGTCTGTGAACTAACTAGGAATCCGATACGTTTCATTAAGTTGCCCATTGGTTTTTGAAAAGTGGCACCTGGAGCCTGTCCGAATAACGAAGACCATGCTTCATTGCAGCCAATGCAACATTCTTGTTGTTGAGAGCATAGACGCTTTCAACACCACCAACTGGCATCAGATAAACATCACCCTTAAATCCTGCATCACGATAAATCTTGACAGTTTCAAGTGCTTCATTAATATCATCTTCTGTTGCAACAACAAACTTGAGATAAACGTGACCTACATTTTGATAGCTTGCAACAACCTCAGGCTTGATTGCGTCTTCACGAGACTCACCTGAACAACTCAACTTAGCACTGACGCTGAAAGTAATTTCTCGCTCAAAGCCGGGGTGCGGACGATCATCATGCCATGCCCAAGCCTCAAGATAATCAGCAACAGCAGGGGATAGCTCCTGAGTACCATTGGTCTCAAAAGTAATCTCTTTAAGACCCTGCATCTTAGGATGACTCAGTAGTTCAGGAAAAGCACGTTGCCAACCTAGGAGTGGTTCTCCTCCTGTGATGACGAGGTGTTCGTCTCGCCATTCCCCAAACGGAAGGAGTTCCATAATACTATTGACAATGGAATCAATATCCCTAACGGGAGAAAGATGCTTAAAGCGAGGATCCCAGGATGCATACGAGTCGCATCCCGTAGTGACGAGCGGAAGTTCGCCATATTCCTTGTAATCTTCGGGATTGATTTGTTCTCGCTCACTTGATAGTTCTCCCTTGGGCATACCGAACCCACTGCATTTAAAATTACAACCGAACGTGCGTAAGAACACGCTCGGTACACCCATATAACGACCTTCACCCTGAATTGAGTAAAATAGTTCACTGATCTTGATTTTTGTCATTCTTTAATCTTTTCATTTCTATTTCATATTCATCTGGGTACAGTGCGATTTCTGCATCACACCAACCTACATGATTACAATACATGTCGCCCTTTGTTACGCACTGCGGTTTATTGCCTGAATTGATTTCATGCATCCAGTTTTTGTACAATATAAAGGACCCGGCAGCACATAGTACAGTTATAATTATAAGCTGAAATGTAAACATTGTCAACTACCTTTTCCACCATTCTTCCCAGGGGAAGACGACCCAAACTGGGTTTTCTGCCTTATTGATACTCTCACCGATATAGTTAACTTCAACTAGGCTTACGTCATTGTCAACTAATGTAGCGAAGCGAACACTTTCATTCCAAATACCGTCCCACTTAGGATCATGTTTGAATGCGCTACATGCCCAATCATTCTTGATCCAGTTGAGTGTTGCACCAGTATCATTGATATCATCAACGATTAGAATGTTCTTACCATTGTAGGCGTCTTCTGCCATCCAGCAGTTAGATTCAGATTCGCCACCGTCACGAAGACTGACCTTAAGTGTCTCCATAGGAATGTCGAGATAATGACTAATCTTAAGTGCAGGGACTAGGCCCCCACGAGTCAGTCCAACAACATAATCAGGCACCCAATGATCCTTGATCATTTGACGCATGATATTATGAACCAATGTGTCAATCTGTTCATCGGTGTAGTATACTTTATTTGTCATTATCTACTGTATCCTTGTGCATGATGGTCGGCCTCATGTTTCCGTAAAGAAGCTGCTTGCATTTAGTATCATCATATGGGTTGCGTGGACAGAAGAATCCACCTGATCCATCACTATTTTTGCCCCAGCGAAAGCAAACCTCTTCACAAGAACATTCAATCATCCCAGCAAATCCTCATGCCATTCACGATGACCTTCACGGAAAGCCATGTTGCTCTGTGTTTCACGAACTTCAACGCGATAGCACCAAAGACGATCGGCTTCACCTGCACCCCAATGGTCTGGAATGTAAACACCGTTGATGAAGTTATAGATCATGTCGGCAAGTGCTTCACACCCAGTTGCAGGGATGATAGTCAACTTAGCCATACCACGTTCTTGCAACAATTTGAACACATCCATATCCGGATCGTCTTCTGCTACAAGAAGGGTATGATCAAACTGATCCTCAAGAATACCCTTAAGGTCCTTCAAGCCGCCGTAGTCTGCACACCAATTACGTGCGTCTAACGTGTCGGCACCAAAGTATACCTTGATAGTGAAACTGTAACCATGAATCTGATTACAGTGGCTATCGGCTCGCCACTGACGATATGCACACGGGAATGCGTCATGCCACTCCTTAGTGCTGGTATACTTGTACGACATCTGCGGTCGTGTTTCTAACTTATATTTCTTAGTTGCATCATCAATAAAAGACATTCTTTTTCTCCTTAGATGACACGCAGAATGTTTATAGTGGGGTGAGTATCAAAGACCACTTTAGTACGCATAGCGACGGTTAATCCAGTCTAGTGTATCTTCTACTTCACAAAAACCTTCTGCTTCATAGATTTGCTGTACATCTAGACCATGATCAGCATAACCGTCTTCTAGCATTTCTTGATAGTAACTGCTCGGGATAGAGTAACCAAGATCACTACCGATCATCTTATAGATCATTGCGGTATACGTCTTTTTCCCAAAAGTTACGTCAATATATTCCTTGCCATAAAAGTCTGGGAAGCCCTCAAGGATATCCAGCGCCTTTTCACAATTCTCAGTGATGTCCCAAAGAACACACTGTAACGTATCGCCATAGCTTTCTTCAATATCCGCAACACCTCGGAATACGAGACGATAGTTGGGGATATCAACACGGCCAATACTAATGGCATTAGGACAGCGCGAAGCCATCTGTGCAATGTTAGTGTTCATGCCATATGACAGCATGAGGGCCATCTGTATTCTCCTATATTAAAGTCTTACTATATACTATTTAGGATAGTTTGTCAATCAAAAAGATAAATAAAAGTGTGTAGTTCACGGTGACAGGTGTAAGGCTAAGTGAAGCATTATTTGCTCCACTGCCCCAAAAAGCGGTCCATTTCCCAACGAAACGCTGTTGTTCTTTTAATCAAACCTATTCTCCACACCCAGGCAAACTTAGCACGAATGCTTAGTAAAACCATTCCTGCTCGTGATGCTGGAACTGCTTCATAAGGAGGTTCGCAGCCAGCCCCGACATTAGCATCATCCGGCTCATTTGCGGCTCTCTTTACCCACCAATCTTTATCGCGGTTAACCATTATTTAAATCTTCCTATTGTAATTACACCGAAGCGATACATCTTGTATTCGCATCCAATCCTATTTAGTACTTGTTCGGTTAGTTTAACCATTTTTACGCTGTTGCCACAAATGACGGTGAGTGGAAAACTGTTCTGATTCATCAGAACAAAGTTCTCCACTAACGCATCAACATCTTGATGCTTAACGCCGTGTAAGTCTAACTTACAACTTTCCATACAGTTTGTCAAGCATTTTCTTTGCAGTTGGATAGCTATCCATAGCATCAACAACTGCATCAACCTCGTCCAGACGAGCAATCATTTCCTCAGGAGTTTCATGCTTCTGATTGAAGTTATAGAATCCGACAGGAACGGTGAACGAAAAGTTCAGGTTCTTGAATAGGTCATTAAACTTCTTGTTAGGGTCCTTAGGTTCCATGTTACTTTCCTTCTGCTTGTGCTACACGTTTACGAAGAATACTTGAACTAAAGCTATGATCGCGGCTGTTAAAGATTAACTCAATATTACGATGCTCACATTCTTTGCGACCAGTAAAGTCTGTAGTTTCATACTCTACACCCAATATACGACAATCTAGGGGCAATGTCAAGAGTAAATCTACCAAATCTTTTTCCGTTTCGTAAACCACAATCTCGTCAACAAAGCGACATGCACTAAGTTGGATTTGACGTTCAACGATTGACTGGACAGGCTTGTTCTTTGTATCTGGGCGATCAATGGTTGGATCAGTCTGTAGCCCGGCAATCAGATAGTCACAGTGATTTTTGGCTTCGGCAAGCATGGCGATGTGTCCGGCATGAAGTAGGTCCCATGCGCTAAATGTTATCCCTATCCGCTTTCCTTGCTCTTTAAGTTCTTTAATCTTATTGAATATCATATTCAATCTCCTTTGATAAACATTCTGTTTTACCTGCCATTGCTAGTTCCGGATAATAACTAAAGTCTGCGTATTCTTTAAGAATAGCTTGTTCTTGTTGGAAACAATCATACAGATTAGATTCTTTAGTCCAACAAATCCTGCCTCCATTGCGAGTAATAAAGTCATAATACCTAGTACGCATATTCATAGTGATTCCTACTTTATAGAACTTAGTACCATCGGTATCATTTAGTTCTATAAAGTATAAAACTCCGGGAGTTTCTTTGAGTTCGGGTTTCTTAGCAAACACAGATTCACAATACTTTCCAGGACCACTACTCGCAGTGCATAGTTTGCACCCGGAACCGTTTTTATGAAGCTCTGGCTTCTGCCAAAACTCACCGTGATCAGGGCAAAACATCTTCATCTTCACAGATATTCTAGTAAAGGTAGATTCATCGTATGAATAATAGGAACCATGAACTTGTTCAAACAGAACTTTAATGTCATCCCACTTGCCCCCGGCCTTGTCAGCTTTACATTTCGGGCATCCGTGTTTTCCTAAATGATCAGCCGGCTTCTGCATCCAATCACCATGAATAGGACAAGTGATGCTTACCTTTTCTAGCATAGCCTTATATTCTACATTATCATAAGTATATTTGCCTTGATGTACTTCAACTGCTCTACTAACAAACTCGTCTTTGGTTAATCGCTTGCTCATCGGTGACTCCTCGTATAAAGTATTTATCACCGCCTGCGTGTTTTATATCAAAAGTTTGTTAAAGCCACCTCAATGCGAACCAACTTGCATCTCCTTCGTTAGCAAAATAATATGTCATTGTACCATAAGCGGCATCCCATACCCACGGTCTTTCGGTGTCTACGCAATCCTTAAAGGGAGCTTTAGTACCGATATTCTTTTCACACCAGTCAATAATAGGAATAACATCATCTACTGCTTTGATTGTTATCTGGGCAGATATCATAAACCACTTCCTCTACTAAGGGTTCGCCCCCTATTCCATATGTTACTCTGTATTCTTTGCCGGCATGTTCGTAGAAATAGGTATGAGTTCTTTGATTATTGGAATCAGAGTAATGTCCCACTAATTTAAGAACAATGAGCATTTGCTCTGCTTCTTCACCTACAAGTTCCCGCATTTCAGGACCATGTACCTGACGAATCCATTCTCGCAGTTTTTCAACAGGCCACTGCATACGTTCTTCGGTTTGTTTACGCATGGCTTCGATAATTTTAAGATATTTGTCAGTCATCCCCATTTCCACCAAGTTAACAGAGCGTCTTCCTCGTACTCAAAGTGCAGGTCGTAGCTATCTATGTTCTTTCCGATAGACCACGTGCCCTTACAGTTTTCATTCAACCATTGCTGACTCAAATTAACCGAATTGGGATTGATCTTAATTTGAATCTTGTAGGTATGAATGATATCGTCATTCATATTTAAGTTTAAACCACATTTCATCTGCTTCTGTGAGGAACTTCAAGCGATACTTGAATGTCATTGACACGGGATCGTATGCTTCTTCTAAATCATACTTTCCCGGGAAGTGCGACTGCATTTGTTCCATAGCCCATCGGTATCGGTTAGTCTCCTCTGAGCCACTAGGCTCTCTAAACCAATTAACCCAATTAACCGGACCTACTTTGTTAAGAAGTTCCTCAGGAGTCACGATAAACTTGTATTTCACTTGCCCATTCGTGCGATGCTAAGAAACTCTGCTCTTGCTGCAGGATCAGTCTTGAATCCACCACCGAGCTTACAAGTCACAGTTGACGAACCAGTATCTTCAACACCGCGACTCTTAACGCAATAGTGCTGTGCATCAATCATAACTGCAACATTGTCAGTTTCAAGGATATAGCAAAGAGTGTGGAATACCTGCTCAGTTAGTCGCTCTTGAATCTGAGGACGCTTTGCAAAGTACTCAACGATACGATTGATCTTTGAGAGACCAAGAACCTTTTCGTTGGGAACATAAGCAACAGTAGCAAGACCGTCAATGATTACAAAATGATGTTCACAATTACTTTGTACATTCACGTTGCGTTCAACGACCATTTCATCATAGCCCATCTTGTTCGCAACAGTTGTACACTTGGGGAATGCTTCATAGTCAAGTCCCCAAAAGATTTCTCCTACATACATTTTAGCGACCCGCTTCGGGGTTTCCTCTAAGCTATCATCAGTTAGGTCAAGCCCGAGAGTCTCCATAATATCCTTAAACTTACGCTCAATGATTTCAATCTTATCAGTACGGCTCAGTCCATTGTCAACTGTCGGTGTTTCAACTCCCATCTTTACGAGATATTCGTGAACTTGTTGACCTAACGCCGGATCACACTTACTCTTATTAAAGCTCATTCTTATTCATCCTTCTTAAATGTTGTACTAGGTTGCCCTTATTAAACTCTCGGCGGCAACAGAGACAACAACTGTTGTGTCTCTCAAATCTTGCTCCGTTATTATTAAGTATAGCACTTTCGCTCATCTTTTGTCTAGTCTTTTGGGACTTTGGACCCTTATTAGCTTCGCTTATTATTTGTTTGGTTTCGAGCGAATGTGTTAGCCCTTGAGCAAAGGCGTTGCCTTTTATCTTTTCGGATTGGGCCTTCCTACCTTGATCATTGTCTTTGGTTTTACCTAGCCGCCGGCTGCGCTGCATATCAGAATAGTGCTTTTTAACATCTTCGGGACGATTTAATAAGGTAGTGCTTCGTTTCCGATTGGCTTCTGGACCGAGGTCCCCTCCGTAACCCCCTTTAGCAACGTTGTATCCATCTTTTCTGCTGTTGTATTTTTGAATAGTGGGTTCTTCTAACTCACTGATATAGTTCCGATCATCCGATTCTTCTAGTAGTTCAACCGCAAAACTATCCGCTCCGTATTTCTTTATCGCTCGGTGCAGGGGATATTCAGGATTTTCGGAATCTTTTACATGTTGAGACCATCGTTGCTCAATCTTCAGTTTAGTTATACCGATATATAGCTTGTTATTAACCGAATTGGTTATTTTGTATAGTTTATACATATCTCTCTCCAAAGCATCTATCGTTAATGCTCAACGGAAGCATATGCTTCAATGTTGTTACCGCCTGTAACAACATTATTTATCTTAGATATGTACTTTTATTCTTTAGTTTTGTCCTTCACCTGCCCGTTTGCTAGGATAAACTTATTGAGCAATCCGGTTGTGTTGTTGGTAAATGATACCTCAAGCGAGTCAGTCTTGGATTCTGCTAATACCAACAAACCTGCTCTTTCGCCGACAATCGGAAGCAGTTCCATCATTAATCGCATACAGGTAAAATCATCAGCAACATCATATAGATACTTCAACATAATATGCTGAACCTGTTCATCTATCGTATTGATATGCATCAATACTTCGCTTCACGAGTATGTTTTCTGTAGTCAGCACTGTCGCGCAGATACTTCTGACCCTTGCCTTCAAGAATGTCACAGATACGATCAATAGTGCCATCAGTCCAATCGCTGATGTTGCCCATATTAGGATGCGGCTTCTTCAACAATACATCTAGCTTAGCAATAGCATCATCAATAGACCAAGGGATATACATACGCTCATGGTCATTTGCAAATGTTTCGGGGAAGCTACGATACGCAGGGTATAGAACATTGCAACCGAGTGCATCAGCTTCACTTACAGTATTAGATACCCAATCTTGCAATGCACAGTTGAACACTACGCGACTGTTGTTGACAATCTCGTAATACTTGTTCTTGTCAAGATTATCATAGATGATTAACTTGCCATCTTCGACCATCTTGCGAGTGCGAGCCATGTAGCTATCGTTGTTGCTCTTTAGTTCACCGCCGCTGCAAACAACAAACTCAACATCCTTGCTAGGATAGCGTTCATGCCATACATCAATCAAGTCCATGTAGAAGTCAGGTTGCTTCTCTTGATCCCAACGGGCACTGAATACAACACGCAATCTACGTGAACTAAATGGAGTAATATAGTTGTCTACTCTTTCAGTCACTTCATCCTTACCGAATGCAAGACCTGAAATATTGTAGATAGGAACGTCCCATCCTGCAACCTTCATGTGTGCAACCATTTCTTCGTTAGTTGCGAGAACACCTGATACACTAGAGCATACCATCTGTTCATATGCTCTCATCCAGCGATCCATTCCCCACACATGAACAAAGTCATCGGGGTCAATTGTCTGTGCAAGGCAGCGCACAAAGATTTTCGGCTGCTTATCTTCGGGAAGCTGGTCAATGATATAGGGCAATGATTCAAAGCCCGGCTGGAACATATCTTCAAAGTAGATTACGTCTTCGCTCGTTACCTCACCTTGCTGCATCATCTTAACAAGGTTCATCATTTGACTCATGCCAAAGTATGAACGACCATGTGCATCAAGCACCTGACCAGTTACAATCTTTTGGCTATTATCAAGAGTCAGACCGGGGACATACACGACATCAATCCCGCGCCGATCAAAGACGCGCTTGTTCCACTCTGTAAGCTGTAGAGTGTACCTTGCGTTATAGGCTTCTAAGCCCATGTAGAATAGTTTTCTCATATGTCCCCGTTCTGTATTATATTAGCCTCGGCCCTGTTCCTTGAAACGAGCCAAGTCAATTTCCCACTGATTCTTCACTGGCTTGCCAATGACAAACTTCTGGAACTGACGATAAACATAGCTTCTGCTATTGTAAAGTTCGGCTTCGTCAAAACGATAACCGTAGTCACGGCAGAAGTTGCGATACTTGTCAAGGTCTTCAAAAATCTGATTGACCCGAGCGTTAGACTTAGTGGTATTCTTTGCCATTTTATTTTCCTTAAATGGTTAGTGATTGATAAGGTTTAGTTGTGTTGTAGTAAATTGTGGCACCGTTCTCACCATCTTCACTGACAGTGATTTCAATGTCACGGTTGGGGTAGCGACTTGCGATAAACTGATATAGATCATCACAAATCATTTCACAAGACTTATGATCAAGCTGCATCACTCCATCCTTAAAGCTATTCTCTAGCCATCGTTTGAACTGAATAAACTCAATGTCACGGTCATTGTGTGTTACCTGAATCGCCACCTTGAAATGAAAGATGTGACGATGCGGGTATCCTAGGAAACTAACGTCATATTCGTCGCCAGTTGCCAAGCTCTTGTCGGTGTCTGCACCGGGATACATGTGAATGCCTTCACGCTGAAACGTAACCCAAATCATACGCTTTGCAGCGTTATTGATTCTATTGCGAGTATCAGCCTGAGTCTGCAAGATATATGTTTCAATAGTCATTATGTTTTTACTTTATCACTTTGTTGTTATAAACGCAAATGTTTTGGTCAATCAAGAACTTCTGCCATTGCATCATCACTATCCTCAATGATTTCATCAATTTCAGGATCATCATTGACCGGTTCATCAATGCTAAACAACTGGTCAAACATAGTATGTGCGTTCATAGTTTTCTTGCCACTGAATCCTTGACCAGCCTTCATCTGCATCCAAAACTTGCTGTACTGATCAATCATTGCAAGACTCTTTTCACGATCCTTCAATGAGAAAATCTCATCAACAATGTCAGCAAAGTTAAGATGACCAAGAGGATCCATAACCATCTTTGGTTTGATTCCCTGTTCATATCTACGATTTGCTTCTTGGACAGCAGACATATGCTGATAGACATTGTGAGCCTGAATCAATGTATAGCTAAGAGTGTCCCAGCTAGTCTTTGTTTCCTTACCATGCTGACCAAGAAAGCCCTTACCACGATAGCAAAGGTCTTTCATGACCATTAGATCGGTAACTGGACTGTCAGTGAAGACTTTGTGAATATTATCAGCTAAGACACCATCACTGAACTTGCGGGTATCAGTTGAATACTTCTTAGCTTCCGCAGTCTTTTCCATTGCATAAGTCCACTTAGTGTCATGTTCAAACGTGTTATTGTTATAAGCAAGACCCTTAGCAGCAGCAAAGAACGGGCTAGCACAGTCAAATGTAATTTGGAACTTTGGATTATGATGCTTACGAACTGCTCTTTGAATATCGGTAAAGAGAACAGCATATTCCATGATACTAGTACCAAGACAGTGAATTAGATCATGCTTGCCTTCTTCAAGAAAGCCATCGTGAATGATGCCAACCAAACGCTTTAGCATCAAGTGAATGTCAATCTTATTCTGACCACCGAACGCCCAGCCATTGAATGCACGATCACCGTAGATGCTAGTATCGCAATACTTCTTCATTTCTTCATACCAGTCATCTGACTGCTTATGATTGCGACCCTGTAGTACGTTTAAGAACTTGCAGCGACCATCACGATTTTGGATGAAGTATTCGTTATTGATATGAGTAGCAGTAATTGCTTCTTGGATCGTGCTGATACCATGTGCAGATTTGCCAGTCTTCTTATCCTTAATGTGATAAGTTGTTAGTGACTGTGATGGAATATCAAGACACATGCCATAGTCCATGTACTCATCCATCCAAGTAAGAACTTGTTGACGCTTCTTCATTGCGCGGGGGCAGTTGGGGTCTTTCCAATCTGCGGGCCACTGACATTTAAGAATCTGGAACCCGCCCGAGTCTCCTAGCAGAAAAGTATTCTGTCTATCTCTCTTGCGGATGATAGATTCGTTATTGTCATCCTTAGTAATATCCAGATTCGCGTGACCCGCAGAATATAGTCCCCACTTGTACGTATACAATCCTTCCTTCTCATTAAGGAAGTTTAACTTCTCAACATCACCGTTGAAGGCCGCAGGGATTCTCGCTGGGTCAAAATAGTTTTCACCTTCACGCTGCTTGCCTAAGCCGGCAATGAAGAAAGACGAGACTGCTGGCAGAAACAACGCCCAATCTGGGTTATGTGCTGCGGAGAGATTAATTTGTTCCAATGTAGGATCCTATTTTACTAATGTTTGGACCATCTTTATTTTGTGGTCAAGGTTCTTTTTCTGTTCCACAAGATCAGCGATGGTAGGGTTAGACTTAGCCAGCCTTTCAAGTTCTGCTTCTTCATATTGCTTCTTGATAGCCCAAGAAAGTGCAGATTCAGCATCAGGAGTTAGACCAACACTAGCATGGCTAGTGTTAATCTGCATCCAGGTATAACCATCATAGACTTCCATAGATTGAGTGCTGGCGTTCCATCTAATGTTTCCAGCGCCCAGTCCTGAACTGTTGTTAATATATGTGGTCGCAGGCATTCCACCGTTGACCATCATATATCTACCAGAACCGTTGATAGTCTTAAGCATTACTTAGCCTGTGCGGGAAGCAAATAAGTCCAAGTAGCGAAACCGCTATCAACAACGATTTCAGCAGCGCCTGCATCAGCGAAGCGAACAGTCTTCTCACCCGGAAGATCCATGATTGCGAGAAAGACCTTGACAGGCCAGTTCCAAGGCTTGTTCAACGTACCACTTACACTCGGCTGGAAGACAAAGTTGCCTGAGTGAGTTGAGGGATCACCAAAGTAAATCTTAAGATCACCATTGTCAGTCTTAGTAGTGAAAGTGATTTCTTCGCTGTTAGCCTGAGCCTGCTTCTTAAGACGCTGAATACCATCAACAGTAGGAGTAAACTCTACGTCCCAAGTAGTACCACGAAACGAAACAGTCTTAACCTTGTCTTCAACAATGTTCTTAGCCATCAAGCGATAGTCGTTAACGAAGTCGCCCGTTGCAGTTTCAAAGTGAATAGCACTTGGAATCTGAGTTCCATCAACGTCCTTAGTAGTGACGTTGATGATAGCCTTATCATCGTACAAGTCATCAAAGCTAAGAATAGTCTTGAGCTTAGTCAAGTTAGGCATACCGAATACGCCCTTAAATTGAGAAATCGGAGCGTTAAGAACGCCAGTAACGACAACTGAGCGATCATCAGCATAAGCAGAAACCTTAGTTTCAGTATCAGTGCCATCAATCTTTACGAGGTCAACAACACCCAAACCCTGAGTGTGCTGAATTAAGTCCAATAGGTAGTCTTTCATTGTTTTTCCTTTATAAACTTGCAATAATTTCGGCGCGTCGGGCCCGACGCTTCCGGTCAGCCTCAGTTTCTGCGATGCGTTCCGCCATTTCAGCCTTGCTAACGTAATAGCTACGCATATCTAAATGACGCATAATCTCATCTAGGTCACTGCGAAGACACGCAATCTTTTCTTCGGTGTCGAACTTTTCAAAATCAATATTCATGTTTCATCCTTTATGATATTTAGGTTTGTATTGTGTGTATTATAGTGGAATACTTTGCAAAAGTCAATTAGTTGTTTATCCGAAACTAAACAAGTCATCAAATGTGCTATTAGTATTGGTATCGCTGCGAATGTCCCAGTCAAGAACGCCTAGCAAGTTGTCAATCTTCTCGTCAACTAGCTTGCGTTCCATGTCAAGATCATCAAAGGGAAGATCAAGGAACCATTGCGGAAGACGAAGTTCATCTGTTGGATATGCCACATTAGTAAAGCCCAGTGGATTATCCTTCAATGAGCAAACGATAACCTTCATGCCGTCTACAATCTTTTGACTATACTGGTCACCGTTCATCTTACGTAAATAGTTGTAGTTAATAGCTGCTCTTGCATGACCAACCGCACACTTACCAGTCTTTTCAAACTTGATAGTGTGATTAGTTAGATTGTTGACACTCTTAGGAGAACCCTTAGTCCAACTATCTTGCTCACTCAGCCACTTCTTGAATTCACGAATTTTAGCTACAACTTCCTCTCTAGTAGAACCACCTAGTACCATCTTAAGAACTTCCATTAGGAATTCTTGAACATACTTGGGAGTATCTGCTCTTTTAAGATCAAGACCCATAGCCTTGATCTTACCCATCTTGCCGTCAATATCTTGACGCTTGCCTTCTAAGTCAAAGATGTTGATTGCATACCGCTTCTTAGTGATAAAGAGGGTGCGATCACCGATAAGTTCACGCCCAGCTTTAATCACTTCGCCGTTCTTACGAGGGCAGTGAAATGCACGTTCCATGAAAGCAGGGAAGCTAGCGTTAGTCAACTCTGCAATTTGGTCATACAAGTCAATGCAAGTTTCCTTAGTCCATGTAAGTTCGCCTGAATCAATCTGATCCTTCAAGATCGGATATGCAGTGAAGTAGCAACTGTCAGTATCGCCATACACAATCGCATCACCGTCGTGTTGATACTTTTCTGCGATAGTTTCATTGATCTGGCTCATCATGTGCTTAACGACTTGACGACCACTCAACGTAACTGATTGACCAATACGCTTATCGTAGAATCTACAGTGTTCGTTTAGAAGTGCGCCATATGCTGAGTTAAGCAAAATCTTACGGACTAGCTGTCGCTTGTCGTAATACTCAAACATATCAGTGCCATACGCAGCCTTTGCTTCTTTCTGAATACTCTTACGTTCTGAATACCAGCGACTCAATAGACCTGGAATGATGCCTTCTTGTTCATAAGTGAAGATGGTGCCGTTCGCAGATAGAATCCACGGGCGACTACTATCAAAGATCATCTTCCAAATCTCAGCAGCAGACATTTCTACACTGCGACCATCTTCATAGTCAACAGTGAGCATTGTCCCGCGCTCTTGGTTCATAATAGCAGTATATTCTAGCGATCCGAAGAGCCCTTCCCAAAGAATCGCTCCAGTAACTGCGTCAGCATCGTCTCCGTTCTTTTTCTTTCGCTTTTGTTTTGCGAGGGCGATGCTTTTTTCGTGCATGTATTGGTCTGTGAGGGTTTGTCGAACCTGTCCCACGATTGTTTCTGGGGCCATGTTGAGTGCCCGGATTGCTGAGGGGTAGAGACTGTTGATGTCAACTGCTCCGACCCATTCGTGAATCCCCTTCTTGGGAACAGCAACATAAGCTCCGGCAGCTTGTTGTCCTTCACCGTAACTATCCTGACGCTTTTTGTCAGGAACGATGAATCCTCGTTCATGTGCTTCATTATAAATTGCCATTTCAATCATTGCCACCGAACCCATCACCGTCGGCAGCAGTACGGTGTTTTCGTGAGCTAGCGCATTTGCTAGATCAAGAAACTTTAGCTTGTTGTGAATCTTGAACACCAGCATAGTATCCTGCCGGTTATACTCTACGAACTTCTTGAAGTCCTTGTTGTAAAGCTGATCAAGCGATCCTTCATATGGAGTCTTACGTTCACCTAGTTCATACTCACCGATTGCGTCTAGTGAATAGCTATGGCGAGATTCGTAGTTGTACTTCTTGTAGAGTTGCAGATAGTCCATATGAATACGACCAACAAAGTCGTAAGTCTGCTCTTCCTTACCAAAGCGTTCATAAGTACGAGGCTTAGGCATCTGACCAAGCAGACAGAACTTGCGAGTATCGTCCTTAGTCATGATTCGCTTAACGCGATTCACGCAATAGGGAACGTCATACCCTTCTGAGTTCCAACCAGTAACAACGTCTGCATCCTCAATTAGATCAAAGAACGTCTCAAACATTTCAATTTCAGAGCGAAACAGAAAACAGTTTGGAAAGTCCTTAGTCAATTCCTGTGCAGTCTCATCGGTCATATGCTTCGGAGGAATGACTAGCGTAACAAGTTGCTCAAGCCAATCCAGATAACAAGTGATTGCTGTTACTGAGTTGAATGGATCACTGGTTGGACTATAACCCTTCTCCGGGTCAAAGTCCACTTCAATATCGAAGAAGCAAGTGTGCAGTTTGGGAGGTTCAACCTTAAGATAGTTGTCAGACAAACATCTGAATACTACGTTAACATCGCTTTCAAACAACCTCTTGCCGCGATGGATCCTCTTCTCCTTCTCAAACTCTTGTTTCTTACGAGTAGAGAAACGAGATACATTATCTCCATAGATAGAGCGATACTTACCCTTCGGGTCTTCGTGATAGAAAACATAGTTCGTACTATATTCTCTATAGGCGCGTTTACCCTCGGGAGTACGCTCTACTACGTAGATTTTATCTGCATTGGAATCTAGGACAGCATCAACGTATGACATCAGTTAGTCTTACCAACGGTCTCCAGGATGTTGTTGAGTTCTTCGTTTTCTTCATTCGTCTCATTGAGACGCTGCTTGTAAGCAATCTTGATAGCCTTCTTAAGAATCGAGGGCTTGACTTCAAGTTCTTCTGCAATTGCCTTAACAGTATCGTTAAGACCTTCGTTGAGAGTTTCGACTTCTTGAATAACCGAGATACCCTCGTTGATGAGCTGGGTCAACTTGACCTTAGCTTCTTGATTAAATGTACGTGACATGTTTTCTCCTTCTAGTCTAGTTATTATAACAGACTACGCAGAGAATTCAACTATATTGGTAACCGTTATTGAAAGATATAGTGATGCTTTTCGCCGTAAATCTTAATATATTTCCCAGCAAGCATATCAGCCATTGCTTCTATAGGTGAGCCAGGATAGCTATCACCTGGCTTGATCATGCCTAGTTCGCTTTGACGGCAGTGTACGATTTCGTGAAATACTGTGCGAAGGATATCTACAAGATTGCGATTCTTTGCATATACCCAGATAGTAGGATCACCCTCAATATGACGACCAGTGTGATGATTGTCTTGGGCATCCTTAGTGTCATAGCTTAAGTCAATCTTGATTGGATTCTCTAAGTGTACTCTACGCATTGCCCACTCGGCAAACTTTTGTACTTCTGCATCAAGGTCAAGATTATCTTTATCAGATTCATCTAGCTTGCCCTTAACCCAAGTATCAGGTGTTTTCTTGTACTTTTTGACAAATAGATCATGCAATGCTTTACCTGTGATCTTGTGCTTTTCAGCAATCTTACGCATCAACTTATCTATGGTGTCATAGTCGTGCTTGGCTAGAGAAGGTAACTTCTCAGCCAGTTCGTCAACAGGGGATTCTATAATGAATTGTTTAGCTCGCATCAATATATTTATCAAATGCGGAGCATATATGCGATTTCAGGCGGAATCCAAGGTTCCTTCATCCTTTCTGGATTCCAAACAATGCCTGCGATGTTACCATTGATAAACGCTTCTGGATTACCCAAGTAATCTAAGCAAAGAATGTTTGCACTATCAGGTAGACTTTTGATGCAGTAGCCATGATTGCTGTTAACTTCGCGTACTTCTCTATGATAGAAGATGGGATGATCCAATCCATTGTGATTATTAATCGGTTCAACTGTGCCACCGATCATTTCCGCAGCTAAAAAGGCACCTCTCGCAATACCCACGACAGGTTTGCCACGTTCAAGCATCTTGTTAGCTAGTTCTATTTCAACGTTACGTCTTGTTGCGTTGTCATTTCCAGCAGTGATAATCAATGAGTCTAGGTCATTGGCCATTGCATTGAAGTCTTGATTCATTGTGTTGGGGACGACAAATAGGCTATGCCCACGAATGGTATTGTACCATCCCTGCTCAATGGCATCATAAGTCACACCATCTTGGGTGATTACAGATTTACTAAGGCCTATCTTCATAGATATATTTAGACAAAAAATAACGGCGAGGATTTTACTCCCCGCCGTTAGTAAAGTGACTATTAAGTGTTACTTAGAAGTTCTTCTTCAAAGAAACAACAAAGTTATTTCCATAAAGTCCATGACCATTAACACTGTTGTATGCCTTCATGCCTGCACCTTCATTGGTGTTGACATAGTAAAGACCAGTAACAGTGAATCCCTTAGGGAGATTATAGCTAGCGCCGAAGTTAATGTCATTATAGTCGTAGTTATTGTGGTGTGCAGTGAACGTATGACCATAGTGTGCGATCAAAGTAACTGGACCAACTGGCTGAGAAACATCAGCAGTTACATAATGAGTGCCATGGGTATTTGGAATACCAAAGTAGTTAGTGAAAGAGTGGCTACCCTTTACAGTAACTGGACCATATGTAGCAGCAAGATATGCTTCACTAGTAGTATACGAAACATTACCGTTCTTAGCATGGAAGTAAGTGTCAGTGTAAGAACCTACGTCAAGAGTAAGACCCTTAGCAACTTCATGCTTGTATCCAACGTAAAAATCTTCTTCGTAACCAGCCCCACCGGTGTAATATTCACTAGAAACGTTACTAAAGAACGTGCCTGCATATAGACCGCTCTTATCAGTAACGTCAAGGTTACCCGATACTTCAGGTCCTACGTTAGTTTGGCTGACGCCGCGATAACGATAGTCTGACGAAACAGTGATATTGCCGGAAAGATCAGTAGCGTGTGCAGCGGAAGCGAATCCAAGAGCAGCAACTACTGCGAGAATAGTCTTCTTAAAAATCATAGTATATCCTTTATATGATAGAGACATGCAGTATGCATGAGTCTTCTATACTATTTACAGTATTATTGCATTAACTGCAATTTATTTGGGCAATTACTTGCAATTATAATGATAGCCAAACACGCCACGTGGACCAGGAGTCCAACTTGGGCCAGTTAGCTTGCAGTTTGCTTCATTCTTAGCTGGAACAAAAATTGCCATCTTGTTTGCACCCTGTACCCAATGTCCCTTAGGGGCTGGGGTAGACGCACATGCAGATGTTGCTCCCATTAGAACAGCAGTTGCTAGTAGTAGTTTCTTCATTTTACTTCTCCTTTTTAGCAACCCTACTTATTTAGAAGTTGCTCTATACACGCCGTCCCAGTTACTTGGTGGGTTAGCCTTGTATTCTTCAATTCTTTCAATCATTGCATCATAGTACTTATCTAATTCACCATTCCAAGATTTCTTTAAGTTATGAGCAAAAGTTTCTGCTGTTTCCCACTCACCCTTACGATAATAATCTAGGAAGCGAATATGAGCTTTCTCATCTTCTTCATAAAAACTCTCAAGAACAGTGTAGATTTTTACAGGTTCTGTCTTTCCCTTGACTGCAAGTAAGTCAAGTTCAATGACTTGGTATGTATGTCGTACATACTCGGCGGTCTTTGGTCCAATGATGATTTTGACGCCATATGGTTTGCTTTGACCTTCGAGACGAGACGCCAAATTAACTCCGTCACCGAGGCAAGTATAGTCAAAACGCTGATCACTACCCATATTGCCAACAACAACGGTATCAGTATTAATACCGAGACCCATTCCAAAAGCTGGTATGCCTTCTTCTTTAATTTCTGCATTGAAGTCCTCTAACGATTTAAGCATTTGGAACGCAGTTCTTACTGAGTCCAATGCATGTTGCTCATTGTTCAATGGTGCGTTCCAGAAAGCCATTTGAGCATCACCGATATACTTATCAAGCGTACCCTTGTTTTCTAAAATTGCCTTAGTCATAGCAGTCATATAGCGGTTCATGATCTTTGTCAAGCCTTGAACATCTTTACCATAGTGTTCACTAATTGTAGTGAATCCACGAACGTCGGTGAACATAATTGATAGTTCTTGTTCGGTGCCGCCTAGTTGTAGTAGGTCAGGTTGACGCTGCAATTGTGCGACAAGATCAGGTGACAAGTAAGTACCAAACTGTTTCTTAATCTGTTGCTTTTGAAGGAACTCACTAATAAACTTTGCAGTATAGATATGCATATAAATAAGCACTGCTGCAACAACGTTGAATGAAATGTCAACTAGAATCTTGTTGTGTGCATATAGATAATATGGTGCGTATACATAGCCTGCTAGTAATATAAGTATCCAAACTATAGAGTAGCGTACTCTTGATAGAATGATGATTGCAAGTGAAAGGATGAAGAATGCAGCAAGATCAACCAGACTTACCCAATTCGGAATTGACACTGAATCCCCATTTATCAACGTCTGAAGAAGACTGGCCTGAAGCTGATGCGGCATTTGGGCACCATTTGGAGTTGCTACGGGATTTACAACGCCATTCGCAGTCACACCGAGTAGAACGATCTTACCATCGAGACGAGGAATATTCTCGCCTACTTCAAACGATGAGAATACGTAATTCGGGTTCGTAAAAACGCGACCATATTCATCAGTTTTAATAGTATTGAAAGAAGGAACACGTAATGCCTCAACACCTGTCTGATTTACCTTCGCTTGGTATGAAGGATCTCCTGACGCAACTCGAATTAACTCAAGCCCAAACGCAGGATAAAATTCGCCTTTTGATTGGGCAAGCAGGGGTACACGACGAACAACACCATCAGATTCAGGAAGAGTTGAAGTTATACCTACCCCTACGGCAGCATCTTGAAAACTTGAGATATTGGATAAGACACATGGATATTGAGGTAAGAACTCGGATGGTTGCCCGTCCCCAATCACAGCAACTCCAGTCCGACGAATCGTTTGGTCTTTCCTTGATGCAGAGCAATCCGACGTTACAGTCTGACTAAGTACAACCGGATACTTCTTTAGTGTATCTACTAGTACGTGGTCGGTGCCAAAGCGATCAGATTCAGGCATAAGAATAGTACTGCCGACAAGACCAGCACCTCTGCCATAAATATCAGTAATAATCTTAGCATAAACTTCCCTTGGAAAAGGATACTGCCCATATTTCTCAATCGCTTTCTCCCCGATATTTGCAACTACAATCTGTTCCGAATGTACTGGCTTACCTAGCATCAAATAGTCATAGAACTTAAGTTTCATTGCGTCAACCATATATGGATTGCTTAACTTAACAACAAGAAGTAATCCTACTGTAAATAATGCTAGCCAGGGACTCAATAAAACTTTCTTTAACTTATTCATAAACTATCCTTTAGTGTTTCGTGTATGTGTATCCAGTACATGGGCCGGAAGTGCAAGTGATAGACATAGCAGCACTATCACTAGTAGTTGCGTTATCTTGAGTTACAGTTACGCCGATGTTATTATTATTTAGCGTTAAAGAGAACATTTTCTGTGCTGCGCCCGATTGTGTGACAGATACATTGTTTCCGCTCGTTGGTATGTTTAGTTCTAGAAAGTGATTGCCAGTACCTACCTGAGAAGTGTTTATGGTGTTATTATTGTTAGATACATTCTCAAACAAACTTTTATTACCACCTGATAACTGGTTGCTAATAACATTTGCGTTACCACTGATCAATGCTTGTTCATAATTTGCGGTACCCTGCTGATTTATCGTCAAATTGTTCCCTGTTCCATTAATAGAACCTTCAACTAGGTTATGATACCCTGATATAGTCTGACTACCCTGTGTGACATTCAACGCATTTGATCCACCTGTGATAGTGAAAGATTGAGTACCATTAACTCCTCGTACAGCATTGAAGTCTCCCGTCTGAGTGACAGTGACATTTGTATTATCGCCACCTGATTGACTGATATAGACTGAATTGTAACCAATAGTTGTTGTCTGGTTGATCTTAGTTTGTTCGGTTGACGTAATAGTTGCTAGAGGGTAGGTAGGAGCAGAAGTATATGTTTGACCTGCATTTAGTGGAGTAGTTGAACCACTACTAGCAAAACTATCAGTCTGTGTAGTTGTAGGATTCAATGTACCAGTAAAGCTGAATCCATTGTTGTTGGGAAAACCATAGTCAGTGCTGAATACAGTACCGTTATAGTTAGCGTTAGTGAAGAAGAAGAAATGGTGACCTGAGCTATCGGTACCTAATCCCTGCACAGTTAATTTGCCATTGCCTAGATTAGCGACAAGTGTTCCATTGCTATTATAGACTTTCATCGTCCAGGGGTAACTTGGATTGCCGCTCGGTGAGAACTGTATATACTGAGTTGATGAAAGATGATATGGTGATCCAGTATTCCAACTTGTTCCTATACCACTGAGGCTATAGATTTGACAAGTATTCGTATATAAACAAGCACTGACATTCCATTGTGTATCGCTGAATTGTGCGGCACCAAACTTTAGATCAGCAAACGTAGTGGCATAGGCCATTGACGACCACAATAACATAAAGAGAGCAATTAACTTTCTCATTTGTTCATGTCCGGTGGAGCACCGTTCTGTATAACAGTGATAGTACCTTGGGGTCTACCTGTACCTGATGTAGTCCATTTGTGATCCATAAAGTTATATGCGTCAACGATGCCATTCTGTGATGATACGACTTGTACTTCTGAATCTTTAGGGACCCAAACTCCTACTATCTGATTTTTATCATCAGATATTCTTGCATAGACCCAACCCTCTTGAATTTTCTTTCTATACGTGGGTGAAACGTTTGTGTATATGGTTTGTTTAGGTAACGCACCATTAATGTCCTCATAGACCTGTTCAATCTCAGCTTGCGTAGCCTGTCTTGGTTGAATAGCTATTGCAACTTGTTCAACGTTGTCTCCTGTTCCGGAGTTAGGGTCCTTGTTATCATCTGATGCAGCTTTAGAAGGGTTAACAAACTTTTTTACTGCCTCTCTTGCTACCTTAAGCAAGCTCTGCCCATCATCTGTAGCTAGTGGAGCAATCTGAATCGTATTGTTAAGTGCTTTCATTGCTGGATTAACGATGACCGGCGGACTTGGGGGAGCAAATGCATTCTCTACAACAGTTGCTTGGAATGGCTTAGTCATTGACACAACACCTGATGCCGTTATAACATCAATTGCGCCAGCTGGACAATCAAAGTTTGTTTTGGTAATATCTTTATCGTCAAAGCAACTTGGAACCAGAACAACTGTTGAGCGGCCAGCTTCATCAACACTCATAACAAAGTCTGTACCACGAACAGCAATAGTAGCAGTTGGTGTGCGAATGTTTACACCTTTTGGATTACCGTGAGCGAGAGCACCTGATGCATAGCGCACAGTGCCTAATGCTACCTTAAGTCCTAATTTTCCTTTAGCTTTATTGTTATTATCAAACACAAAGGCGTCAATGACAAGTCTACTATTTTCAGTAATGTTGACTGTAGTAGCGTCAACAAACACTATCTTGAACTTGCCTTGACTATTAGTAGAGACAGTATCCATCTTTTCAATGCCGGCACCTCTACCAGCAGGCATAGCACTGGGCCCTCTTCTGATCTGCCCTCCGCCTTTTGCCTCTGTTATGGAACCTATGCTTGCTAAAGCGGGTGAGGCTAAAGCAAGCAATAGGATTCCAAGAGTCTTAGTGACCAGTTTTGATATTGTAAACGCCATTAGACCCTACACTTTGAATGTGAACAACAGTTTCTGACGCACCATACTGCTGCGTTGTTACCGTGTTGTTGCTTCCAGTGAAGTTGGCCCATAAACTGTGCCCGTATGTGCCGGCCGTATCAGTTTGTGTTACATTGATAGTGTTGCTATCACCAGTGAAATACAAGTTCTGTGAAGAATTAGGAGCAGTGACAGTAACAGTAATTGCATTATTGTTGCCGTTAGTATCAATTGTTTGTGTAATGTTTGCTGCTGCGCCGTGGAATGCAAGAGTATTGTTGTTACCAACAAACTTGTCATTTAGATTCAATCCATTACAATTTGCATCATTCTGATAAGTTCCGCAACGAATATCAGCACTGTTGTTGTTTCCAATCTGTCTAATAGTAGAATTGGTGCCTGTTCCTGCGCCAGTATCACCGACAATACCCATTAATAGTGTGTTGCTGTTACCAGTTTGAATAACAGTAACAGCGTTGCTATCACCACGTAGATAGATAGGATCAGCTAATGTGCCGACTATATCAGCAGTGCCAGTCTGTTGAATGTTGACATTCACACTACCGCCTGACTGATTGATGTATACTTTGTTAGTTGTTGCCACTGCTGCTGCTTCAACTTCGTTCGGTGAAGTAGTTACAATAGCAGGAGGAGTCGGCGCAGTAGGAAGAACTGCTGTAGTAGGAGTGCTTGCTTGCTGAGCAAATGCAGTGCCCGATACCAACAACGAACCAAGAATTAGTGCTTTCATTATTATTTTCATCGTTATAATCCTTATTTTGTTGCTTTAGTAATAGTGGTTTTATAGTGCCAAAGTCCTTTCTTTTCACCACTTTTAATTAGTTCTGCTACACCGAGTTCTATGGCACTGCGTATAGCATAACTTCCCGGTTCGTTTGCTGTTTGCTGCCCGTCAAGTTCAAATGCTTGTGTTCCTAAATCAAAGAACTTAAAAGCAGTGATCCCTTCAGATGTTGATAGTACTGTCTTGGTTACAGTAACACTATCTAGCACTTCACCGGTTTGTGTTGATACAAGTCGCATACTGATGACGACCATATCTTCACTGTACTGAGTGTTCGGACCTATTCCTAAGTAACGAACACCATTACCTCCTGTTTTAGTGTTACTATTGTAATCAATAATACCACCTTCAATGATAAGGCCTGCAACCATTAATGGCGGCAGAGGTTCAGCCTTTTCACCGAATTCTTGTTCACGCATTTGACGAATCAATTGACGTTCTTTAATGAGACTATCAATGCCAACACGTTCAACTGGTTTAAACCATTTGCCGCCTGCCGCATCACCCAATGTCTTGATTAGATAAGCCTCACCGCCTTGTGTTACTGCGCTACTAAATGACGCTGTAGTTGATGATGGCTTTCTTTGTCCAGTCTTATCTGTGAATGCATATACTGCAATAGGAATTGGTGGCCCATCTAATTCAGGAATAGAATCGAACACTTTTTTATTAGCAAAAGTAACTACTTTTGGCTTAGAGCGTAATAATTCGTTGTCTTGGTTTAGTCTAGGATGTATTGCACCAACACACCCTGTAAGCATCGTGGTAGCAGCTAATAATAGAATAAGTTTCTTCATAACTTACTCCTTAAAACGCAAACGTAGCAATCGGAACTGTTACTACAGTTTGATTACCCGTCTTGTCTATTACAGTAAGTTGAACATTAGTTCCTGTTTTCACATAGCTAATAGTGTTACCATCTAAGTTAAATGTGCCAGTAGTAGCCGAGCCACCTGTTTGAAATAGATTATTAGACAACTGTGTAGCAAGTTGTGCATATACTTGGCTAGTGAATAGATTGATGAACTTTGCTAATGGAGTATTTGCAGCGGCTGATACAGCATTTGCTTGAGCAGTAGCAATAGCATTATCGTTTGATGCTTTATGTGCTTCCATTGCTGCTTCAACTTGTAGGACATGAGTAGACCAGCCATAGCCACTAAAGGATGGGTCTTTGAATTGCTGTACTATTGGATCTGCATATGCTGTACTACTTGCACATAGAGAAAGTAATATCATTATTTTTCTTATCATTATTCTCTCCCTAGTATTATTTCTTATGTTCTTCTGCTTTCTTTGGCTGGTTGATAATATGTTCTGCTTCAACACGTTCATGCTCAATAGTCTTACCGCGCAAGTGCAATACGGTGTTCACTTTTTGATTTAAACGAATCAAGTCATTGTCTAGCATTCTAATGCGATCAATTAGAGCAATCAACGTGGTATTAGCTTCACTGAGAACAGGCTTAACTTCTTTGGTTGCCCACTCCCATACATAATATATGAGGTATCCCATGCCGCCAGCAGCAATGATGGGGAATCCATATTTGTTGATTAAGTCTGCTAATCCACTGCCCATTTATTTCTTCTTCTTTACCAATATCACACGTTCATCACGTATAAACGCAACAAACTCGTCTCCTTCCTCAACCTTCAAATGTCTGGACGCATCTTCATCTATCGTGATGCTTCCATTATTATGAACGTCTAGCCAACATTCTACAATAAGCATTAGTCTCTCCTTGCATCCGTCTTACCATCAGCACGAGCAATGCGATCTACGTCTGGTTTTAGGCCAAGAGCATTACTAACTACTGTATCAATTCGAATGACATCATGGTTCATTGTCTTAACACGATTGTCAAGAGAAGAAATGATCCCTTTCATGCCTGATACGCTACCAGACACACCCGCAAGAATAAACTTCAATGTAAGGAATACGAAGTAACCAGCGCCACATGCAGCAGCGATTGGAAAGCCAACCTGGGCTACTAAATTAAAGAACTCTCCCATTCGTACTCCTATTGTATTATAGGAAACCCGTAGATTAACTACGGGCTTCATATGTATTTAGCAATATGGGAGTAAAAATAACTACACGGTTTTGACGTAGGTCAAATTAACGGTAGATACTCTTATGCATAGTGTTACGCTTCATAGTACGAAGTGCTTCCTTGAAGTGTTCTAGGCTCTGAGTTGCAACCTTCTGCAATTCTTCACGCTCAAACGGCTTCATTGAATCATAGCCGTTTAGGAAGTCAGCCATAACAGCAACAGGGATGCTCACCTTATCACCGTCCTTGAAGATAACAGGCGAACGACCACCGTTGTCAAGAGCCTTCTTGAACTGCATTACGATGTGAGGAACCTTATCAGTATCCGGATCGTCTACGATGTCAAGTTCTTCTTCGTCATCAAACGATTCCATGAGCAGTTCGTTAATCTTCATTTTATAACCCTTTTTGTTTTGATAGAGTATTTATCACTGCTGACAAATATCACTATATCATTGGTGTGTACCGTTGTCAACCTTTTTTATGCCATTGGCTCAAATAATAATTGGCCAGGCTTAGCAAACACTAGCTTGCCATCTTGGTTACGCATTGCAACCTCTAGTTGCTCAATGATTTCCGGTGTAAAGTGTCTGGCTCTGATTTCTCCGTAACCAAAGATATGAACTTCACATGGCTCATCACCTTCTACTTTCTGAATAGCGAGCATACGATTGCGACCTTCATGCCCTACAACTTGTGCATAGTTCAAGCCAGTGAAGTCACCATCAAAGTATTTTTCAGGAATGTCAATGATCAAGAATGGAGAACCTAAACTTCCACCCTTTTCCATGTGCTGTACGATATAATCAACGCTTGTTGGACTTGGAAGATGTGCAGCAAGTGATAAGAAGTCACTTGGCTTCATCAATACTCTTAATCCACGATAGTCTACGTTACTGTTATAACCAGTGGTGCCAAGTCCCTTACCGTTTATATCGTTATCAGCTTTGTATTCGTCTAACTCATCTTCTCTAACATATGCTAGTTGATGTAGTGCTTGAAACTTTTTATCTCTGTCGGCTAATCCATGAAGACCAGAGTTGATATGTTTAGTAGCCTGTTCTGTGTCAGTGAAGTCATTTACCTTAGGTGATACACGATGCTGCCAAAACCATAATGCAACCTTAGCTGCTACATTAGGCTTCTCAACTAACTCAGGATGTTTCTCTAATGGAAGTCCTAATGCAGTGCCTGCTTTCTTGTAGTTTTCACGACCAGTTAATTGAATAAATCCGCGCCCATGATATTTGACACCATCACCGGGATTAGTATTTCCTAGTATTGCTGCTTTCTTTGGTGCATATTTTGGATCATATTTTCTAAAGTCTAATGAGCCGCCGAACTCTTTCAATGAAGAAAAGTTCTGAGTTTCGTGGGCGCATTGTGCCATGAACTGTTGCAACTCTGCACCCTTCAACCCTGCTTTAATAGCAGCATTTTTTAATATCTTTGCAGCGGGCTTATTCATGATTGCTTTAACTTGATGCAATACATTAGCAGCTAGTGGTTTTGGTGCGGACAAATCAATTCTAGTAACAGGCTGAAAGTCATTTTTTGGCTTCATAAGAGAATGAGCACCTAATGCTAATGCACCAGCCGCGCCTACTGTGCCTAGAGTTTTCTTCCAGTCTTCATCCAACTGTTGACTGGTTATGAATTCATTAGCTCTCATTAGTTACTTGCTCGTGTAGCATACAATCCCGCAGATCGTGGGAACATTGCAGGATATTCTCGTCTTGCTGTGTTAATAGCATCCTGCATATCAATAGCCGGGAAATAGCGAGCTTCTCCGGAGTCTACATTTTGAACTCTCCAAGACTGTCTAGTAGATGATGGTTCACTAAATGCAGGCTCTGGAGATCCAAATGATCCGCTAAATTGTGGATTAGATTGTCTTAATGCCTGCTCTCTTGCGGCTTGCTGTCGCAATAATCTATTAGCATCCATTTGCGTAGCGGCACCATATCTCTCTGTTCTTATTTCATCATTGAAGATATCAGGGTATAGTCTAGCAGCGATTGTATGCGCTTCAACTGGTGTTCTTGCTGCAATAAAGATATTGTCGCCGCGGCCATTGCTTGTGTCATAAACGCTATACTGCTCAGGTTGAGTAGACTGCTCAAGACGGGCTAACTTTTCTTGCTGACTCTTATACATACTACGCATTAACGAAGGCTGGCTGGTAGATACTAAACCTGATTGATCTTGTACCGTAATATCTTCTGGACGAACAAACTTATCAGGTTCTAATTTCATAGCTATTTCAACAGCCTCAGCACCATTTTCAGCAACAAAATATGCATAACCATTGTAATTGCTTAAACGATATGTCTTTAGATTACTAATGTCAATAGTTTCATCTTCGCCGGCTTTATTGAACTCAGTAGTTTCTCTATCTCGCTGTCTTTCTTGTTCACGTTGTTGAATTAAATCTTCTTGCGCTTTTTCATATTCTTGATATGTGTCCTCATCAGGATAGTTTTGATCTATATACATATCAAACCCTTGCATACCTTCTACGTCTTCACCTTCAAGTTTATTCGCTACATTAATTGCGTTATCTCTTGTAGTTGCAGCTATAAAGAAGTAGCGTTGATAACCATTTGATCCATCAACTACTCTAACACGCCAAATCTTTGGACGCTGTGACCATTCTAGACCCTCACGAACTTTATTAGTTTGCCATTCAATCATCTGATTAATTTGACGCTTACTAGCATGTTCGTCAGTCAACGTGATTTCAGTATTGGGATGTGCTGCAAAATATTCCGGATTCATTGCTAGTACATAATCTCTTGCTTCTTCTTCGTTTTCTGCAACAACGCTGGTAAGCCCATGACCATAGTCAGCACGATATAGTTTAAGATCATCTAATGAAGGGTCAAACTTAAATGGCTTTACAGTGATATATTCAATCGTGTCTGGTCTAAACCAATTTGGCTTGAACTTTTGTGCGGCCTTAAATGCGGATGACTCATCAGGAACTGTATCAGTGTTTGCAATATAAATGGTATTTTCTTTCTTACCATCGTTATATTCTACTACCCAATCGTTTTCTTCAACATCATCTGGGTGAAGGATTCTAATACCTTGGTCTTTAAAACGTTCGGTGCGAGTTTTTTCAAGCTGCTTAGCATATTCTGAGCGAGTGATTTCCCCAGCCATATAACGAGCAAGATAGCTCATATCGCTCTTTGGATCCTTAGGCTTGAGCAACTTATACAAACCCTTTAAGTATTCTTTCTTATACTTCTTTGGATCGCAGGCAGCATCAAGTGCTACTACGAATCTCAATAATGTATCTTCAATCTTATCAAAGTTTTTGTCAAGCCAATCGCCACCTGCACTACGGAATTCTACGTAGCTATCTTTAGTATTAATACTAGTATACTTGTTAGTGCGACCACTGTGAATTAATTTACTAGCAATAGTTTCCATATTGCCTTTTAATTGCTTTAATAGTCTATCAACATCTGCTGGACTATTAGCTCTTTCTTTAATAATGTCAAGTGCTGATTTAGCATATGTATTGCCAATACGTCCAAACTTATCTAATACATACTTGTCGCCAAGTAATATAGCTAACTTTACATAGTCAAGGTCATCACGACTATAGTTAGGAACACTAACGTTAATGTGCAGACCAGTTGAATTATTAGTATATGCTCCGCGGTCATCAGCCCATTCTTTAACTTTCTTTAAGTCTTCAATCATTTCATCAACAGGCATGGGAGGACTGATAAACTCTAATCCAGCTTCACCTGATCTATGATTAATACTACTATCAGTTTCTAATGAGTATGCATCCGGTGCTCTACGTGCGCCGTGATAATCACTGCTTGAATAAACTTTTTTGCCAATTGCCTCACTAAAATCATCACCGATAGATTCAATGGCTTCACCACCACCATAACTAGATTCCGGCGCAGTGTAATATGGCCACGAAATATTTGCGTTAACTCGTCTCATAACATCCGACATCTCATCAATGCCAATGTCGTGCAAAAAGTCTCTTTCGCTAAAGTCACCTTCGTCTCGTTTAGTTTCAATATATTCTTCATAGGCTCTATTATAATTATCGCCCTGTTCGTCCCATTCATCTTCAATAAACTTTTCCCAATCTTCTTTGTCGGGAACTGTTTCTCCGAATAAGTCTTCTCCTTTGCCTACATGCTCGGCAACGTCTTCATCACTTATGTTATTGTGACACCAGTCTCTAAAGAAGCCTTTACCATCTGGACCATTCCAATCATTGTCAATCTGCTCAGTTTGCCATTCATGAAACTTTTCAGTAAGTTCTTCGCCTAGTCGTTCTACTTCACGATCACTATTCTGTTGTCCAACATACTCGTCTTCACCACCAAAGAAACGAACGATGTCATCAATATCATCGGGACGTGGATCATGGCTATAATCTTCTTCTGGCTCGTCATATCTATCTTCATCATCAATTTCAACATCAGGGACGACCATTTCAAACTCTATGCCAACTTTGGCACCAGGAACACCAGCGGCCAACTTCTTGAGATTTGAAGGACTCATTTCAACTTCAAATAACTCTTGCTGAGCCTCATATAGTTCAAGAAAATGTTTTGCTCTCATTATGCTCTCTGAGTTTTAAGAATACTTCTCAACATCCAATTATGCTTGGCGTGAGCATCAATGCGCTCTGCAATGAAGTTCGCAATGCCCTGTTCATCTGCATCATTAGCTACATGAAACGCTTGCTTGTACATAGCAAGAATCGTAGCGTTATCATGATATAGTTCCTGCATCATCAATTCAGCACGAGGAACTTTAGTCTGGTCTGAGATTTGTGACAACTCAGCAAAGCGAGTGAGACTGCCAGGAGCATATTCATCTAACTGGCGAATAGTTTCCGCTAGTCTATCAATAGTGTTTCCATAAACTTCTTCATAGAAGTTGCCTAGAAACTCGTGATACTGGGGGAAGTCAGGGCCTTCAACGTTCCAATGAAACTGTTGAGCCTTGATAGAAAGCGTGTAGGCTGAAGCCAAAAGTGTTTTAAGTGTTTCTGGTAGCATGATTATAGTCCTATAGACTATTTATGCTTATATGTCTTCTTCTTCACCAATGTCAACAAACTTGATTGGACGATTAGACAACACTGCTGCTAACGCTCTATGATTGCCGTCAATGATTCTACCATCGTTCATTACAATGATTTGATCACTGAGATTAGGATCATTTTCATAATGTTCTACTGTTTCTCGTTGATCTTCATCCATCATATCAAATAGTTCTTCAATATGTTCTATTCTATACTGGCTAGTCAAGCATAGATTTAGTTTGTTTGGATTAATAGTTTGAATCATGAATGGAGTATCAAGGTCACTGGTGCCGATATAGTTCCAAATCAATTCATTATGATCTGGGTAGTTGTTATCGTAGATATCACTTAATGTAGTAGTATCCTCAGTCATGGTCATGATTCTACGTTGACCTCTACTCTTTACCATACCATATTCTTGCTCATATGTAGTAGGGCCGCCGACCATTGAGCCACCATTGTTACCAGCACTACCACCGCCTAGTCCAGTGCTTACTGTTTCATTAGTTTGTTTAACACCTACCCAGGCCTTGACAGTCGGTACGCCCAGTGCCCTTGCTGTGTTTACTCTATGATATCCATCTATTAGATAGCCATCACTGTCTACTACAACGGGAGGTGCCTTTGAAAAGTCCATCTTTTTGTATTTTTCAATCTTGTCTTTTTCCAATCCGGGCAGTTCATTATAAATTGAATTTGTAGGAATGGTCTTGAAGTCAAAGTGATCGTGATCTAAAACACGATTTCGCCAATGATCATAATCGTCTCTATCTATAACAGTACCCATGATTGATCGTAAATAGTCAAGAGTCTGTTCCGATGACATTCTCTGTTTATTGTCTGTTGCTGACTCATTTAGCTTTTTACCACTACGACCAATGATCATATAACGAGTATATTCTGTTTCAGGATCAGCTAACTCTTTCTCGCCAGTATAATAAGTTTTGTTTAATGGGAAATATTCAACAAATTCTTCTAAACTATCTGTATCTAATAATACATTGTCAACATTATTACGAGCCTGTAAACAACATAATACATTATCAGGAAGTTTTGCTAAGAATACTGGACCTGTTTCATTGCAGCTAGTATTAATTACTACGCATGGCTTTTCATATACAATATCTTCTGCATTTTGATGAATTAATATGAGTTTACCGTCATCATTTAGTTGCTGTAATAAGTCTTTACTACGCATTAACTTTTCTTCGTCTGGTTCAACTAATACTAGTTTCTTAAAGTTTACACCAGCTTGCTGTAAGAAGATACCCATGTTGCCATACCAGCTACCTAATACATAGATAGTACCAGCATTCTTGCCCTTTAGACCCTTAGCTAACAATTTAGCTAACCATGTCTTACTCTCAACTAAGTCTGGAGTGAAGCTACCCTCTAATGTATCGGGGCTTGCTTCAATGACTGGTTCTTCAACTGTCTCATCAATGTTATCTGGTTCGCGCTCACCGTAGCTGCTTGACTTCGTTAAGCCAACATAAGCAGGGATCGTCTCATACCCTAAACGAGCATAAGCATTAGCACGATGCATACCATCAATCACTGAACCTGCAATGGGGTCATAAACAATAGGTGGCATTGTTTTGGGTGAGTCTTTGATATATTCAATATAGTCTTCTACTAAATCTTCATCAACATAGAACTCATCTAAGTTAATCTTTGATAGTGGTAGTTCACTTTTCTTATATTCATCAAACCAATAAATACGATCAGGCAAGTCACCTTCTTCAATGTCGCTAAACTCTCTGTGAATATCTTTCACTTGATTGAAGATTGTGCCAGGATCAACAGATTCAACTATACCTTCTTCACGAAGTTCTTGCATTGCTTGTAATAGTGGATGCACTTTGTTTTCTTCTACTATTTCCTCAATTGGTTCAGGAACTTCCTCTGACTGTAGCATATCAATATATTCCATTAACTTTGCTAAATCAGAGGTCATTCTTATTACCTCTTAAGGCCCTTCATAATGGCTGATTCTTTTTTGAAAGTGCCGGCACTCTTTGGAGTAAACTTGCGATAAGATTCACCTGAGTGACCTTGACCCATGCCACCTGCGTATGAAGTGTCTTCGTTCTTTACTGCTTTCTTGTTGAATGCCTTGATGAGTTTGATTTGATCCTCTAGATCATATTCACGGAACGCATCGCACATATTGCTATGTGCAAACATACTGAGTTGTTCGCTGGCGTCATCAATCGCTTCTTCTAAATCGCCTAGATCAACATATTCCCAATCATAGCGTTCTCTACGCATTTCACTATTTAAATCCTTTGCGAATGTCATGATGTCATCGGTATATCTACTTTCGCTTACGCCGGCACTTTTTGATTTATAAGTTCTCCAACCGCCTGGCTGAACACCAACTGCACCTGAAGTGTCTGGCATTTCACTCAATGCAATACCTTCACTGATAGCACCTCTAAACTTACGATCCTTTAACCCACCATATGGATTAACTGCAGGAGTCTTTTCTGCTGCAAACTCTCCAGTATAGTCTTCGTTAACCCCGTCATCATCATTATTGCCTAAGAACTTATTCATTGCACGGTTATATGCGTCATCACGAGAAGCTGCACCGGACACTCTCATACCCTTAGGCAATTCAGGTTCTTTTATTTTTTTCTCTCTGCCTACAATTACGCCAGCATCAACAAATACATCATAAACTTTTCTATGTGTAGCGTTATCTTTGGCACCAATGACAATCATATCCTGCCCCATACCGCGATCCTGATAGTATATTACTCCAAAATCCTTTTTCGGGCTTAAGAAAGTGGTCCATGTATAACCAATGCTAGCAGAAACTTGTTTACTACCGCTCATTATTGATAGTCTATTTAAATTGAGATATTTAATAACCGCATCAACATTTTTCATGTTAGACATGCTTTTTAGGAATTGCTTATCATCTAAATGCTTCATTGGGTCAGCACTAGATAGATAATCTAGGCTTTTTACTGCACGGAATCCTACCTCTGCTCTACGAATCAAATACTGCTTTACAATAGGATAAATATGCTTTAAATATTCCATTGCTTCAAAAAAAGTATGGTCGTGTTGAACGTTATTGTTTCCTTGTTGCCAATCCATTGCTTCAACGAAATATCTCTTTGCCATTTCTTCTTCGGCTGCTGCGATAGTGTTAAGTGTGTTAGCGAGTTGCTTGATATTGTAGGCTGCTGCTTTGAATGAACCTTTACTAATGTCATTTGCTAATGCAGTAGCTTCACCGTGCGCTTTCTTCTTTAATCGTGATAGACTCATTGTTCCAGCACCACCGAGAATAGCAACTTCTGGATCTTTAGCATCGTGTCCTACGATTACGCCCTCTTCTAAGTTATAGTTGTATCCCGGTGGCACTCTGCGCCCAGTTTTATCAACCCCATACTTTTTGTAATAAGAGAGTAATATATCATTTATTCTGTTAACTGCATCATATCCGGCTTGTGTTTGTTCCGCCGTTCTATAATCAGTGTCCGGAGTTTTAACACCTCGTTTTGCCATATATGCATTTCTAGCAGCTAAGTTGCCCGCGCCGACATCCAGTAGATTAACAAATGCTTCTTTGAACTTAGGATCCGAGGCTAATTCAGCTTTAAATTCCTTGGATTGTTTATTGCCAAACTTATTGATTGCAAACTGCATAACGCTGTTAATATCTTTATTATCCATCCAATTTTGAAGTACAGAGATAGGATATGCGCCTGCGCCTATGTGAATGTTTTGCACCGGTTCTTTTGGATTAGCATCACGATATGCTTTCTGTTTTGCAAGGTTTTCTGCTCTCTTAATAGGATCCAAATCCTTTTTGTATAGACTTTGCTGCATAGTAGCATTGACCATTGCAGGTGTTCTAAACATTTCTACACCACCAGGTGTGCCTTTTGCCTCATTCTTTGGCTTCTTATGATGCTTTTTCATATTGATAGCGATAGCGGCCTGTTGTGCAGGATTAGCGGCTTCTTCTACGCTCTCGCTCTTGGTTCCCCAATTCTTAGCACCTTTCTTGCGACACTGAACTAATGCACCGCTAGCATATGCACTTGGCCAAACCTTATAGCGACTCTTAACTTTATAATAGCAGGCATCTTGCTTTTCATTAAGCATTGATTCATGATACATTGCTCCGCCGCATTCTGGGCATTGCTGTGTTTCTTGAATGTCTTCATTCTTTTTGCGTCCGGCACAATGTGCTTTTTGACTGAAGCCTTTTGGATGTGAGCAATCAATACTGCGCTTATACTTTGCGCTCCACTTTTCGTCCAACTCTTGGTCTTCGTTCTTTACACAGTTGGGAACAGTCTTGCCGAACATCTTCTTGTTACCTTCTTTATGATAACCCTTCCAGCAATTCTCATCCATCATTTCTTCATTGGTCTTTTTCTTTGTAGCAACATTGTGTGCTGGGCCATGACGATCTGGGTTTGGATCTTCTCTGCGCTTTTTACTAGCAGCATACTTGCGACCCTTTTTGCCAATAGAGTGAGCTTTGCTTTGCGGTAGGCACTTTGGCTTACCTTCACTATCGCTACCTCTAGCACAAGCACCGCGAATCTTACCATCAGGTCCAAAACGTACCCACTTTTCTTTGAACCATTTATGAAGGTTTTCGTCAAGCTGGACATCTTCTCTCATTTCTTGCTTGACTTCAATCTTCTTGTTAGGGAACTTAGTACGCATACGCTTTGCATCTTCTTCTGCTTCATGCGCTCTTGCGTATTTGGTTGCTGCCTTACCGTCAATGTAGATTACAGCTACGTTTTCCCCTTCGTCAACGATACCCTTCATGATAGAACTCATATTAATCAGCCTTCTTGTTTTTATCTTTTTCAGTAATAGGGCCGCCTGTTACCCATGCTTTGCAACTGCGGCTGCCTGCGCACTTGAAGTGTAAGAAATTACAATAACCTAAATCACTAAGATTGATTGTAGCATTACTGTCAATATTTTCTTCATCACCTTTGATGCCTTTACTAATGCAATCGCGCATACTGTCACTAACATCAAATGCAGCACAGTTTCCGCACATCATAGACTTTGCGGTTGCTTCGTCTACTTTAAAAACGTTGCTCATATCTTTCCAGTATGACCCAGGCTTATTTGGATTCGCAGGACCATACATATATTCGTCAATAGCAATTTGACGATTCTTAAGATTTAAGTTAATATCGTGTGTGGCACGGGGGCAACCTTTTTCAACTGCTTCTAAGAGATTGATAAGATCACGCATTTCCTTTAGCCTCTTCTTCCATACTATCAGCAACGCTATCTAAGTAGTCACTTGCTAATGTGATATAGCTTTGCTGCCATGCCATTAGTTCGTCACGCTGATCAAGCATTTGATAGATTCTCTTTGCAGCTTTGGCTGCACTACGCATTTCACCCTTAGCCATGCTAATTTCATGGTCAAAATGTTCTTGACTTTCACCAACGCCGCCACCTGCAATAACACCTGCCGATTCACTATACTCTTGCTTACTGATAAGATATTCAGTTACATTAGTCATCATACTCTTAATAGTGCCAATCTTTTCACTAACCCATTCAGGAAACTGATCACTATTTTCTAATCTAGTATGAAGTTCTTTGGCATTACGTGCAATTGTTCTAAGACTATTCTTTAATGTCTCACCCTCATGCTCTGCTTTATCTGGGTCAAACGCATGAAAGCCGGTCTTTAGTCTATGACCTTGACCTGGAACAAGAATCAAATCGTCTTCTTGTAAGTCAGCTTCATTAACTTCATTCTTTGACTTTGGACGCAATGAAGGAGGAGTACCTAGTGAAGCGATCATCTGTTCTTTACTAGTACGATACTTCTTTTGGAAGTTGCCATTATCCATGTCTCTAATATCAATAGCAAGTTCTTTCATCTTGCTTTCATTGACAGAGTTGGCATACTTCTTACTTGTCTTTTTACCTGTAAGTAATGTACCTGGCTTCTCGTTGCCATAAACTCCCTTACCAACTCCACTGCGCTTTTGAGTGGTCATTGGTGTAGCTACAGTAGCAATAGCGCCAGCAGTCGTACTTTCGTTGATGAATTCATTGATCTTCATGGGGTAATCCTATATAGTGATATAGTATTTATCAGCCGCTGACTATTCTCCATCCTTTAGCATGACTATATTTTCCATTAATAACTTGGCTGATATTGCTTTTTAGTTCCGGATACGTTGAGGTCATCTCTAATCTAGTAGCAGTTAGTTGTTCTCCGGTATTAATGTTTTCCCAAAGATATACAGTATCTACATATCTAGGATTATTTTTCCCCAACGGCTTTTTATCCGGATTGTTTTTATAAAAAGTTTTTCTACCATTACTATAGTTGGTGTGCATCTGTTCTGTCATCACTCTATTAGCAGACGCCGCCCGTTGTATTTCTTTAGTTTCATCAGTGTGTTTACGACCGTAGAAGGGATTATTTTTACCTTTGTGTTTTTCGCTCATATACTTGCTATGTAGAATAGCTGCTTCCGCACGTATCGCAGCTATTTCGGGAATTAGGTTATCTCCTATTATTCTTTGTTGTGTTTTACTTTGCGGATTAGCCATTCGCACAGCAGCTAGTGTCATCTTCCTAATGTTCTTTTCTTCACTGACCATTTTAGGTAATAGCAAATGAACTCTTAAGTGTTCCTCCGCAGTTAACCACACTAAGTTAGATTTCTCGTCGGTGCCTCCCATTGATTTAGGTATTATGTGATGACGTTCGGTATAAGTTAGTATGGTCTTTGCTTCTCTCCTAGAAGCAGATTGCGGAACTCTTGTAATAGCATGATTGACAATATCATAGTATTGTTCAGTAAAGTTGTTTTCCAGGTACATTGCAATCTCCTTTGATAATCTATTTATCACTCCTAGAACCTTTTACGAAAACTACTACTCATAAAAAGGAAGGGGAGATTATTGTCTCTCCCCTCCTAGTTTTTAGTTGATTACGTTTCCGTTCTCATCAACTAACTTAATCTTTCCTGCCTGAAGCTGTTGTTCAAGGTACATAGGACCGATATTCTCAATGAGGTAGTTCATGTTTTCCTGACAGAACACGTAGGAACCAGAGTGACGAAGAAGGACGCGCTTGTCAACCCAGATACGTCCTCCCAAATCTCTATGGTTCTCGCAAAATGTCCAATCCTCGGAATAGTAACGATTCTGGCGAACAGCAGTATCAAAATATGTCTTCAAATGCTGATCATATTTCGGGTCAAGGCCGATATCGTTCTTGTACTGCTTAACTGCTGGGTGACTGTTCATCTTTTCAAAGACATGCTTCTTCATAAGAAGGAAGCCGGTGCCTGCCTTTGAAACTTCTTGAAGACCATCAGGACCTTCTTCGGCACCATCAAACCCGTTGACAACCCACTTGATGGGCATAGTCTTCATTGGGTACAAACCACCGATAACGTCAACGTCCCTGTTCAAGAGGACTAGCAAATGCCAGGGCTCCCAACCGATATCAGCGTCAACGAAGAACAAGTGTGTTGCATCGGGCATGTCTAGGAACTTAGCAGTCAGAGTGTTTCTTGCTCTGCTGATAAGTGATTCATTTACCATTGTTTCAAGCGTCCAGTCAATGCCCAACTGGCGAGCAGTATTTGCCCACTTGATGAATGACATAAATGTTGATTCAGTCAACATACCACCGTAGCAAGGCATTGCAATATGCACCTTAGTTGTACGGAGGAAGTCAACGTTAACTTGAACCTGACCCTCAGCCGGGGCCTGTTCTTGTGCAGCTTGCTCAGCAATTTCCTGCAACTGTTCAACTGGAACAGTGCGTTCTTCGCCGTTCGGGGCTACATTCTTCTTGGTATTCTTAGTAGTAGGTTTACGTGCCATTTGGTCCTCTTTCGTTGTAAACTATAAAGATATTTACAACGAGAAGAGGCTATGGAATTATTTTTCTTCTAAATAATCCATATTTTCGGATACATTGTTTTGATCAGTAGTGATTAGCTTTTGAATACTTGCTTCAATTGCACCCGGTTCATTGCGATATGGACTCATCTGAACATGACCAACTAATCTATATTGATCAGGTCCTTCAAGATGATAAACTGAATAGCCTTCTTTAGTGAATCCTTCATCGTCATCATAGCTGTCATCACCTAGGAAATAACCATTGCCTAGGTCTTCAATGATAGATGCCATACTAGCAGAATAAACAGTACCGGCTGCTTCACTTATCATTTCTTCATCACCGACATGCTTCTTAATACCAAGCACATCACCAAGCATATTCAAACTTGCTAGATACTTTTTCTGTGATGCTGCTGCTCTTTCAGGACTCCAATGTGATTTGTCGCCTGTATAGTTCATGTAGTTGTCGCAATACTTAACCATCATTGCTAATGGGTTTTTGCTATTAATAATCTTGCGAATATTGTCAGCATAGGACAATGACTTGTCTTTGGTTAATAATTGTACAGCTTCAATAACTTCTGGACTAAAGCCCTTCTTGGCAAGTTGTTCTGGAGTATAAGGTGTATCTTCAAGAACATCGTGAAGTAATGCTACCTTAACTGCATCTGGGGTAAACTTGGGACCAAAGAACTTCTTACCAATTGCAGCTACAGCCTTAGGGTGTGATGAATATGGCATTGAACCATACATCTGACCTTGTTCTTTATCGTGCGCTCTTTGAATGAACTTCTTAGTCTTACGAACGTTGTATTCGTCTAGTTGACCATCTGCTTGACTTCCATCACAATCATAATCACAGTTTTCATCTCCGCAATACGGACATTCAATCCATCCTACACCATGTCTATGCTCATCATTGTGTTGTTTAGAGAATGCATCTGCGTACTTGTCGTATTGTGACTGCTTCCTTTTAAAGGGAACTACCTCTCCTTCCGTCAAGATAGATTTAGCCTCGCTCAACAGTTGAACGAACTTAGCCTTCTGTGCAGGGGATGCTTCACTGATCATAGGCTTGATTGCGCTGATAAGTCTGCGAATGCTCTCAGTAACCTGAAGGTTATTGTCAAATACTTGCTTCATTTTCTCTGCTGCATCCCCATATAAATCTCTAAGGATTCTCATTTTTGTTTTGTCATCTGCGCCTGCATATGCTTTACGAATAGCACTTGCATCGCGCATTGTTTTGCCAGCGATAGGGAATTCTGCAACATCAGTTGACATTACATAACCATGATCCGACATTGGCTTGACTAAATCTTTTCCATATGGCTGTAAGTAAGAAGGACTACCGTCTCGTTTAGGATTAAAGCTAAAGCGAGGATCAGGGGCTATACCTAACTTAGGATCGCCCTCCATGTCCTTCTTACTTACGCCAAATACAATTGCTGTTTTCTCGGGATCAAGGTTCAGTTGATCAATATATTCTTGAGCCGCGTATGGATTGCGGACAGCAATTATATTCTTGCTTGGAATGCCAAGAGCCATTGCCATCTTTGCGCGATCTTGCGCTGAGAATGGACTCTTTGGCTGTTCCTGTTTTGCTGAGATAGCGAGATAGGTATTATCCAAGCCAAACTTCTTTGCTAGCTGCTTAAAGCTAGCAGCATGACCCTTGTGAAAAGGATGAAATCTACCTGGATATATACCTATTACGCGCATATCTTACTTTGCTTCTTTACGTGCGTTCTTTTCTTCGGTGATTTCGTTACGACGAGTCTTGCACAACTTTGCAAGTTCACCAAGTGCCTTACGAGCGCGGGTACCTGCGGCTGCATTACCTGCTTCAAACTTTGCGTCTTCTAGTAGAAAGGCGTCAAGTTGCGCCTTGATTTTAAAACTTGTACTTTCCATTTTCTTCTTTCTTTAATAGCTGAGTTTAATGTAGTTTACACCACCGTTGTTGAAATCTTCAACCTTCGCTCTCATATAAACGAAGTTGCCCTCAACGTTGGTGTACATGCTTGCATTGCTTGCAATTTGAGGGGCTGAGTTAGCTGGCGCATATGCATTAGCTTCAAGCTCATATACAGTGAACCAGTCAGTGTCAGCAGGAGTCGATGCAAGAGTTGCCTCAAGCACGATATTGCCGGAGCAATTAGTTAAACTGATGTTAACAGTTTGTAAATCTTTATTGCCTAGATAGTATGCGGCAGCGGGCTGACTGTTACCAACAACAGTATATGGCGCGCCATTACCAGGATTTTGATAGACTGTCTGTGGCAATAGGATCAAAGTAGTTTGCTGAGACATTAAGCTCTCTCAACCTCTACTAAGACCCCATTACCAGCGAGTTCCTGTGCTACTTGTTCTAGTGCTGTTTGAATGTCCTCGGTGACAATAGTATCGTCTAAGTCACTGTCCTTAACAAGTTTGCTCAACTTGATAACGAGTACATCCTCAATCATTTTAGCCATGATAATACTCCATTTGATAGAGTATTTATCTCTAGCCTATTTCTTTTCTAATTTGTACGTCTTTCCAATAGCACCGGGGAACATCAACATTAGCATCATAAGATTCCTGTCATCGTCATAATCTAGGAAGTAATTATTCCAAAGCCAAATATCATACCGATGCATCATATTACGATTCAAGAACGTTTCAAATGATTTACTAGGGCGAAGATCAGGTGTTCTCTGTAGATATTGAAGCATATCATTTCTAAATTCCGCCGGCACTCTATTGCTAGTCATATATGCTCTATACTTAGCCGGGGGATCATTCTTGAAATACTTAACACCCTTAGGAGCAACATTTGCCTGATTGATTTTGACATCGGGTTTTACAGCAACAATACTTTCTACAATAGGCAGTTCGTTAGTATAGACACAAATAGTATTACTTTCGTATCGCATACCAATATTCTTATTCTTTTTGTAGTAGGTTTTGCGAATATCAATAAGATGTGTAATAAGAGGATAGTCTACTGGATCAGGTGTATATCTTTCTCTATAGTAAGGCCAATAGTTCTTGTCATCTTTCTTTACAAGATAGTTCTCATGTTCCTCTGCTAGCCTATTACAATATTCATCAATGTCATTCATATATTGCACCCAATATAGATTAGGTGCGCTAATGTAGACCCGATAGAGATACTTGTTGAAGTACAAGTTATCTCTATCAATAGGCTTAATTTTCAATTTGGATGATGCCATCGTCACCAATCCTTGCAGCTTGCTTAGCTGAAATATGGAAAGCAATGTTGCCTTCTTCCATCACAGCCATAACATTCGCATTATTGATACGCTCAAACAGTACCTTCTTACTAAGAGGAACACGAATCAACTCATCAATCTTACGAGCAAGAGGACGAGCGCCCATCTTACTATCGTAACCAACTGCTGCAAGATGATCAACAACTTCCTCAGTCAAGTTGAGGGTGATGTTGTGCTTGTCAAGAAGTGGCTTCTTGAGTTCTTCAACGAACTTGACAACAATCTTCTTGATTGAAAGACTATCCAGCTTATTGAACTTGCAGACCATATCAAGACGATTACGGAACTCAGGCTTGAAGAACTGCTTAAGTGCCTTGTCTTCTTCACCAGTCTTATCAAGACTACCGAAACCAATAGCATTGTTTTCGTTATCAGCACTGCCCAAGTTACTAGTAAGAATGATAATAGTGTTCTTCATTGACACCTGCTTACCATTACTACCAGTCACAATTCCCTCATCCAACATCTGCAAGAAGATGTTGAAAATATCGGGGTGAGCCTTTTCAACTTCGTCAAACAGCAGGATTGAATGAGGATTCTTGCTCAAGTCTGAGATTAGACGCCCGCCCTGCACCTGCGAGTCGCTAAAGCCCACGTAACCCGGGGGCGGACCAATCAAGCTGCTTACGCTATGCTTCTCGCCATACTCACTCATGTCGTACTTGAGAAGCGGCATATCCAGATTCTTGGACAGCAGCTTAGCCAATTCAGTTTTACCCGTGCCCGTTGGGCCCAAGAACAAGAAACTTGCGATCGGCTTCTTATCGTTGCCGATACCTGCGAACGAAACATAGACACGTTCAAGAACACTGTCAACAGTTTCATCCTGACCATACAATTTATTCTTGACATTCATTTCAAGATTCTGCACACGATCCATGTTATCACCACTGAGCTTATCAGCAGGAACGCCAGTGAACTTTTCAACCTGTTCAAAGATCAGTTCCTTAGTGATAATTGCATCCTTGTTTTCAAGAACACGTTGCTTTGCACAAGCTGCGTCAAGCAAGTCAATACTCTTGTCAGGGTTCTTACGATCATGGATATAGCGATCAGCATTGTCAACTGCGGCTTCAATTGCTTCCTGAGTGATGCTGACTTCATGGAAGTCATTCAAACGAGCAGCAAGGCCACTGAGAATACGGACAGTGCTGTCACGGCTGGGTTCATCAATGCTGACCCGATAGAATCGGCGCATCAATGCACGATCCTTTTCAAACGACTCGTAAAACTCTTCCCAAGTCGTGCTTGCGATGACCTTAAGATGACCCTTAGTGATTGCGGGCTTGAGCATATTAGCGAAGTCAACGCTACCGCTACTACCACTTGAGCCTGCGCCCTGCATAGTGTGGGCTTCGTCAATGAAGAGGATTGCATTCTTCTTCACGGACAATGCATCAAGGACGTTCTTGACCTTTTCTTCAAAGTCACCGCGATAACGACTGCCAGCAAGCAATGAACCAACTTCAAGCGAATAAAGTTCATAACCTGCAAGAAACTCAGGGACTTCATCATTGACAATAGCGTTAGCAATGCCTTCTGCGATTGCAGTCTTACCAACGCCCGGGTCACCAACCATCAATACGTTACTCTTGAAACGCTTAGCAAGAACATTGATGATGTCATCAATTTCCTTACTGCGACCGATAACAGGTTCTAGCTTGCCTTCACGAGCAAGGCTAGTGAGGTTGATAGTATATTCTTCAAGAATTTCCTCAGCCTGATTGTCAGTGATTGCAGTAACAAAGTCGCCGCCTTTATAATGCTTCTGCCAGTGAGCAAGAAACTCACCCTTAGTCACACCATACTTAAGCAGGAAGTAATGGCCATGCGAACTAGATTCGTGAACGATTGACATGTAAAGATCAATCGTAGTAACCTGGCGACGACCAGTGAACAGTACCTGCGTAACTGCACGATTCATTACACGCTCAAGAGTATTAGTGCGCTTGGGCTGATAGTTAGGATCCTTGCTCTCAATTGCATGAAGCCCATTAAGATAGGATTCAATTTCCTGAGTCATAAGATCAGTGTCAACATTGAAGCTGTTCAAACACTTCTTGAACGGAGGGTGTGACACCAGTGCCCAAAGCAAGTGTTCAACAGTGCAGTATTGATGCTGCCTCTGCTTCGCTGCTTCAATGGCGCGTTCAATAATGTTTTCAATTTCAGGACTGTTTTGCAAGTTATTTTCCTTTACTTAGTTTGGTTACGCTTAATGGCTTCAAGTACTTCAGTGTTAATATTAGCAGGGATATAAGGTTTTAGCAATAGTATTTGGTTACCTCTTGTTCCATTTGAGCGAGTCATGCCATAACCCGCAATTTTAACTTGCTGAGTAGGCTGTGTATTTGGTGCGATATCAACCTCTAATGTCTTACCATCAATGGTATTAAAGTTTACCTTGGTACCAACAATAAGGTCTAGCACAGAGATTGGGAAGTTCGAATATAAATCATCACCCTGTCTATCAAAACGTAGATCAGGTAGAATCAAAAACTCAATGATTAAGTGACCGTCATCTATGATATTATCATAGCGAATGCTGCTACCAGTATGAATACCTTTAGGAATCGTAATGTTAATTACTTTGGTTCCTTGAGGAGTGCCCAACTGCAATACTTGATCAGCGCCATTGAACACATCGACCAGTGATACAGTTACCCGTGTGCGATAGCTTGGCTTTTGCGGTTGCTGTTGTTGAAATGGATTACGATGTCCAAATGCCTGACCGAATAAATCGTTCAAGTCAAAGCCATTCATGTTGAAACTGAATCCGCCGGGATGATCACCGAATGGATTATGCTGCTGTCTTGCGGATGGGTTATCGTACTGAAACCGCTTATCAGGATCGCTTAATGTTTCATAGGCATTACTGATTTCTTGGAACTTGTTGATATCACCGCCTTTGTCCGGGTGATATTGCATCGCTAGTTTACGATATGCCTTTTTGATTTCTTCCTGGGAGGCGTCACGTGGAACACCCAATGTATCGTAATAATTAGTCATATAGTATATATTATCATGTTATCGTCGCATTGTCAACCAAAAAGATAAATAAAGATGTAGTTCGCGGGACGGCAATCCCCAACTACTCTAATGCTAGAAAGGAGCATCAGCAATGACTATTTATTCACCTATTGGCCATCGTAAGATATATGAGCAGCATTTTGGACCAATCCCCAAAGACGCAAATGGCCGCTCATATGAAATACATCACATCGACGGTAATCACCACAACAATGATCCATCAAATTTACAATGTGTGACTATCCAAGAGCATTATGACATTCATTATTCACAAGGTGACTGGGCAGCATGTCATCGGATGTCAGCCCGGATGCAATTGACACCGTCAGAAATATCAAACCTGTCTAAAAAATCGAATCAACACCGAATAGATTGCGGAACTCATCATTTTTTGGGAGAAACTAACCCGTCTCGCAAAAAAGTAAAAAATGGCACTCATCATTTTTTAGGAGGAGCAATTCAAAAAAGTCGTGTAGATGCGGGAACGCATCCTTTTGTAGGTCCTGGAGCACCGAGTCAGCAAATGTGGGTCTGCCCCCATTGCGGTAAAACAGGCAAGAGTAAATCTAACTATACAAGATGGCACGGAGAAAAATGCCCATCTAAGAATTCTTAGATGGGCAACATATTAGGTGTCAAAAGTCAAGTATTATTTTCCTGGTAGTCCCGGAATAGCAGCAGCTACATCAGTGCTGTTGTTTGAGACACCTTCAATCTTTTCCTTAGTACGACCATAAGTAGCGATACCAAGAACTGCACCCATTGCGATGTGGAATAGACCAGCACCCTGCAATGTAATTGGCTGCCAAGGAGTAGTTACGCTACCACCATGCACTACCTGCAACAGTGACCAAAGAATAGGGAATAGAATGAAGTCAAAAGTACATACTGCCATGTACATCCAACCCATTGCAGGACGCCACTTCTTGTTAATCCAATCTTCATTGTCATTCTTAACAAGAACTTCTGCATTCTGCGCTGCGTTGGTGCCGGCTTGTGTCAATGCAGCATTGTTTAGATTCATAAGCTGATTAGCTTGTTCGTTTCTCTCGTGTACCTGTGCCATAAAACCCTCGTCATGTTTCATTGAATCTTCATGCTCATCATTCTTAGCGATAAGCTGTAGTTCTTCACTTGCGTTTGGCTTTGGTAGAACCAAGCCCATTGCTGATGATGCTGGAATGCTAACTGCTTCATGTGCATCAGTATCTTCGTCTATGTTTGCCATATTATAGTCCTGCCATTGCTTGTAAGTTTCTGATATAATCGTCGTTGGGATTATACTTTAACTCAGTTTCGAGACCTGCAAGAGTACGCATCTCGTTGATTTCTTCCTCTTTGCCTTCTCTTTTTTCTTCATATTGGTTTGGATTGAGAATCATCTTTTGTCTAATGATTTCTTCATCTGCATCATATTCATCGCCATCAATCTCAACTGACCAGTCTTTCAACTTCATACCAGTCAATGTTTCTAAGTCAGACAACAATGTAATAATTCTATTTGGAACCTTTGAGCGACGATCCAATTCAACGAATACGATCCACTTGCCTGGCTCAATTTCACCATCACTTAAACTAGCATCTAATACCCAGTCATAGCCACGTTCAAGCCAAGTTACCAAATCCTTAGCAGCGAGCTTTGAGTTTACCGTAAATGCTAAAGTAACAATATCCGAGTCACTTCCCATCTTAGCTGCATATTCATCAATGGTCATCAAATCTTTAATTTGACCTTCCATATCAAGGTAATCAAGACCTTCAGTGAGAATAGACATTACATCGGTGCTCCCATATCTGCGGCTTGAGCTACTGGCTGATTCTGATCCTGCATAGTTTCAGGACCCTGATCTTCTTGACTCGCGCCGCCTTCATCAAGGTCTTCGTCATATGCATCTTGAATATCACTCAAGTCAATTGATTGGTCAGCGAGGTCGATAGAGCCTTCCTTGATGTCATCCATAAGTTCGAATGGAATCTCAATTTCAACAAACCAAACTTTACGCTTATGCATCTTTGGATATCTAGTGCCAGGAACAAAGTCTTCGTAGTCTTTTACTTCTACTGGAACTTCAAGCTCACTTTTACCAAAGCGAACCTTGCATCCAATGTTCATTAGACGTAATGCACCCTTTGGATTAGGCATCAACTTATAAGGCCACATAAAGATGCACTTGCAGCTATATCTACCAACTGTAGGTCCTTGTACAAGCTCACCTACGATCCAGTTCTTATACGCATACAAGTCTGCTTCATCAAGGACACGTTCAAAATCTAATAGAGTAGACATGGATCCATCACTCATGTAGATACCCTTGATCGTATCCACAATGCTAACGAAGTCTACATCGTTAAAAAACTTATCTGCTGGCAAAGTACTCATGAATGTATTTATCTTTCCTGAAACAGAAAGTAGGAATCGTGCTTGTGCTTACAGAAACGAGCAATATATTTATCATAGGAAACTAATTTCCACATGCTCATACTTTACTCAAATGCCTAACCTAAATACGAATGAGAGCAAACGCCCTCACACATACAGTATCAAATCTAGGAGATATTTGTGACTAAACGCAAAACTAGCGCATTAAGACAAAAAGACACACACTCAAGACGTAACGAGAGTAAGGCATTCTACATGAATGAATCGAAGACAATAGATTTTACTCAAACCCAACCCAAAAAGGCCAAGAAACCTGTCGAGCTAATTCCCCAAAGTAGGAACCAGGAAAAATATATCGTCGCACTGACTGACCCTGAAACAGACATCGTAGTGGTTAGTGGCCCAGCTGGCACGGGTAAAACTTACCTAGCTATGCTTGCAGCAATTCAAGCTATGAGAAGAGGAGACTGCGAAAAGATACTACTTACCAGACCAGCCGTGGCCGTCGATGACGAGAAACATGGATTCTTACCTGGCGATCTAAACCAAAAGATGGAACCGTGGGTAAGACCTCTATTTGACGTACTACGAGAGTTCTATACCACCAAAGAACTTGAATATATGGTTGAAGAACAAGTAATTGAAGTTACTCCATTAGCTTTCTGCCGTGGTCGTAACTTTAAACACAGTTGGATCATACTAGATGAAGCTCAGAATGCTACTCCTAGCCAGATGAAAATGCTAATGACAAGAATTGGTGAGGGCAGTAAGATTGTCATTACTGGAGACGTAGAACAGACTGATCGTAAAACTCCCGACAATGGACTATTAGATTTGAAATCACGAATTGAAAAGTTCAATGTCCCTGGCATGAAAACATGCGAATTTGATACTAAGGATATTAGAAGACATGAAATTATTGAGCATGTCTTAAAAATGTACTCATAAGGTAAACGGGGCGAAAGCCCCGTTTATCACTTCTTCTTGCCGGGAACAATCTTAGCGGCTAATTTTTCCTGTTCCTTAGTGATTACAGCTTCTTTTTCAAGCTGTTCAATCAACTTTGGGTAGACTCTTGCATAATAGTCACGCATTAGGGTAAAGTCACTGTCATGCTGCTTGCCTTCAATGACTGACTTGACAATCTTTTTGTCGGCAAAGTCAAGAATAACATTGCAGCTATTCATATCCGATGTGCGGACACGCTTAGAGACTGACACCATTTCGTCAATCTGTCCACCCATCTTACGCAAGAAACTGATTAATAGATATCTCATGACCACTCCTTTACTTCTTCTGGATCGTCATAGTTGATATAACGATTCTTGTCATAGTTCCAATGCCTATTGTCATAAAAATTAATGATTAAGAAATGTCTGAATAGGCTAAGATCAAGCATCACTCCTGCATGGTCACACCTCATGTTACATCCAAATGCGACGCCAATAAGAGTGTTACCTGCTTTACTAAGCTGAATCTCTAATGACTTGTGCTTAGATAAACTCCATGTCTTTTCTATATAGTCGGTTTGGTCGCCAAAACTTTTAAACCAAGGCCAATTGATGTTGAATGAGAAATTGATCATATCGGTGCCCATATCTTCATGAAATTATCATAGCAATCCTGCGAATCGTATATAATAGTAAACCCAAAGGAATCACTTTCAGTATGGACTCCGAAGATTTCTCGGCGCCATTCCGCTGCCTGCTCATCTGTAATCTTTAAAATATTTCTAGTATACGCAGAACACATGCTAATCTGCTCCGGTTGGCTTTCTCCCCAACTATATTTTATTTGAACACTCATAATATCAATCCTCAATGTATTTACTGCGTTCTAGCAGTATAGTCAATATTTCTTCATTAGTGTCATGTTTATTAGACTTATTAAGATTATCTTTCCAAGGCAGCAATTGCAGGTTCTCCACAACTGACATAACAGTAACTGGAATCTTTAGCTGATATCCTACTGAAATAGGAACTTTGTGATCTATT